ATTTTGGTCTACCTCTTTTTGGTTTATTTTTTGAACCTTTTGGTCTACCTCCTTTATTTTTCTTTTGTATAGATTCTTCTGGTACAACCACTTCAATTTCTACTAGCTCTTTATTTTCTTCAGAAAGAACTTCATTTAATTCTTTTTCTAAAGAAACATCATGTAAATTTTCCACTTCAGAAACCTTTTCTTCTTTAGCAAATACTTTTACAACATTTTTAATAGCTTTTTTTGCTTTATCAATAATACTTTCATCATTATATGATTTGTAATAAACTTGATAACTAGCAGGCTCTTCTAAAGTTACTTTAACAATTCTTTTAGTTTCATACAATCTAAGTATACTGTTGTTTCCTCTATGTTCTATAAAAACGTATTCTCCTGGCTTTAGCGTTACATTATAACTTCTACCGTCTTTATTATTTAATAGAGGTAACCTAACTTCTGTAGGTATTTTTCCATTTTCATTTGTAATATTAGTAATTTTCATAATAAATCATTTATTAATATGCAATATACGAAATAAAATAAAAAAATAAAGAATAAAAAAGCCCAACAATTAGCTGGGCTTTCAAAAATAAATTGTGTTTTTTATTTTGAGTTTGGGTTTTTTACAAAAACCATAGAATTTAAATCTAAAATATAAGATTTGTTTTCATTTAAGAAATCTTTTTCATAGAATTTTTGAGTTATTCCAAAAACACTTCCTTCTTTTTCTACCTCTATAGTTTTTTCTGAACTTTCTTCTATGTTTACAGATTCATTCAAAGGCTTTTCTTCTTTTGTTAGATAAAAGTTATCATAATCTTCTATGTTCTCAAAAACTTCATTTAATTCTTCTGATTCTTTTATGGTTTCAAACTTTTTAAATAAAGAAAGTTTTTTCCATCTATCTTTTTCGTATTCAGAACTTGTTTTTTCTGTAACAATATATCTTTTATTTATACCTTTATTATTATTTTCTATTGAAGAAGAAAACTTTCTTTTGATAAGCCTTTGTTTTTTGTCAGACTCACTTTCTTCAATACCCATTCTTTTTAATTTATCAAAATCTCTACCAGCTCCGGGTCCCCCACTTGTTCTTTCTAGTTCTTCCTTACTGTTTGGTTTAACAAAAGGCATTCCTAGAGGATGGTAATTTGGGTCTATTTTTACAACTTGAGTATATGGTTTGCTTGCATTGTTGCTCTTGCTTTCAGGAACTACATTATAGTCTTTGTCTATTGTAGGTCTTTTAGACTTTTTGCCATAAGGAGTGTCTTTTAATGATTTTCTTGATTTTTTAGACTCATTTAAACCATCTGCTTCTTGATATATAGGGTCATTTACTGGTATATTATAAGGAGCTCCAACATCTGATTTTTTTCCTCCTTTAGATTTTTTTTCACTTTTACCAGCAAATTTTCTACCAAAAGCTTTTGCAAAAAACTTAGTATCATATCTACCAGCTCCTGCACCTGCTGGACCTGCTGTTGTTATTTCTTCAATAGTTTCATTTTTTAAAGAATTAAAAAAATCTTTTTTCTCTGCAACTGTTAATTTAGAAACGTCTCCACCTTCTACACCATAATCTTTTTTCAACCTTTCTTTAAATTCATCATTTTCTTGAAGTCCTAATTCGTGTATTATTTCTTCAAAATTAACTTCTTCATCATCAAACAATAAAAATTTTCCATCCTTCACAGGAACTTTATTAAGTTTTTGTTGAGCTGGTATATTCAATTCATCGTCTGGCAACTTCTCATATTTGCCTTCATTGATAGTGTTATCTCCGAAATCTAAATCATCTTTAAAGAGATTTTTAAGTGTTAAATTTTCCATATCTAAAGTTTCAACTATTGATGTTGTGCTTGCGTCAAGCCTATCTTCTACTCCAAGTTTAGTATTAGTTAAAAAACCAACCTCTCTTTGAGCTACATTTGTAAATAAGTCTTTTAGAGCCTTTTTTGCTTTGCTTAATGGTATAATCAATCTTTCGTTTACCATATAAGTCTTTCCTTTGTCGTCTACACCTCTAAAAAAACCAGCTTCAGTAGTTTTATATTGTAGATGTAATGTTTTCCCTTTTATTTCAAAATTAACTTCAGACTCCATTCTTTTAGCACCAATAAAAACTTGCTTTACTACAGTTCCAGAATTTGGACCATGGTCTTTATTTTTTGAGCTATCATATTTTCTAGGTCTACCAGTTATTATAATATTATATTCATTCTCTTCAACTCCAGTTCCATAGGTTGTACCATCTCCGTATACACCAGCAACTTTCTCATTTCTTTCAAAGCCAAGTTCTTTTATAGCTTTTGACGTTGTTTCATCAAGAAGTTCCTTAATCATACTTAAAGTATCATTAGTAGCATCTAACTCTTTAGAGAATTTTTCATCTCTTTTCTCTTCTCCGTTGTCTATGTTTATTTCTTCGGCCATTTTAAACCTATTTGTTTTACTTTTCATATAAATATACCTAAAAATTAAAAAACAGAATATATTATTATACAAAAAAACCTACTGAGTCAGCAGGTCTTGTTTGTGTACTTTTTTTTTAAGTGTTTCCAATCATCTTTAGACTTTATTGGCATACCAGGATTATCTTGATACAACTTTCCTTTGTAAGTATATCCTATAAATCTTCTTTTTATTATTTTTTCTGTTTTGCCATTTATTGGGTTCTTTTTTAAGAAAGAATAATCAACATAAGTTCTCTTACACATAATCCAAAAAGAATAATTCCAAATTATATTCTTTATATAAAATCTCAACTTTGAACCTTTCCAGCTAAACATAAATTTATATTAAACTTTCTATTTGAATTTTAGATAAAATAGTAACAATACTAAAAGACAAAATAAACAATAGCACTGAAAGAATTATAAATATAATTCCATTAACTAAAATTCTTTCTGCTAAAGAGGTTGATTTTGTTTCTATATCAGCGTTAAATAGTTTATACTCTCTAATTACTAATCTTCCAAAAAACAGACAACTTAAAGACAGTAGTCCTAATATTATTTTAAGTATAATTACCATTTTTATTTTTAATTTGTCTTCGGTTCTTCTGTAATTATAATAGAGCTTATACTTTTAATCATAGTATCAGCTTTTTCTAAATCTTCAAATAACTTAATAATATCTTCTGTAGTTGTTACGTGACCACCCACTCCTACAGGTCTATTCAAATAAATCTCTAAATCAGATAAAGCTTTATCTTTTTGAGCTTGAAAGTGAGAAAGTGCAGCTTTAACAGTTGGTGTCATTTGTATTTTTATATCTTCCATAATGTTTTGTTTTTTACAAATAAATGTTTTTTAAAAAAAAAGTCAAGTCAATAATGTTAAATATTTGTTTCAATTTTATTTTTTTGGTTTTTTTCTTCTTTTTTCCTTTCTTTTCTTTCTTCTAAAACTCTTTGACATGCTAAATCTACCATTTCAGAACTATCTAAAACTTTCTCAGCACCATAAAATCTTAAATTATCATTAAACTCTCTAGTGTCTGGAGTTTTTTTACTTAAAGAAGGTTTTTCTAAAGTTCCCATATCAATTCCACAAAGAGCTTTGTCTAGTTGAATCGTTTTGTTTTTTTCATCCAAATCTTTCCATACATCATAGAAAACAGTAACAAAGTAATCATATTCATCATTTACCATTTTTTCTATCTCACTTCTCTTTACAAGAGAAGCAAGTACAAATCTTCCTCCTTCTTTTTTGGGATTTTTTGTGCAATATAAAAACTTAATTCTATTAGTTTCTATATCAGCATTATGAATTGTTGTATCTTTAATGTGCTTTGCTATAGGGCTTAGCTCATCGTCTGCATCCATATACCCTTCAAAATCTGCAGGTAATACTGGGGTTGTTTCGAATTTTTGTGTCACTTTAGACATTTCTTGTTCTTCTAATTTTTCGTAATCGTTTGACATATTTATTTATTTATTTATTTATTTATTCTTTAATAAAGGAAAATATATGGGCTATTACATCAACAGTCCATCCATTTCCTAACATTTTTCTTCTTTGTGGTTCTGAAGCTATTTTTGTGTAATTTTTTGTAACAGTTTGTAAAGCTTCAATTTCGTTTATTGTTAATTTTCTGTATTGACCTTTTTTGTCCACTACATAATCTAATTGCGAAGGAGTTGCAACTATACAATTGGACTTTTCAGTTCTTAAAGGCAAATATATTTTATATTTTGGTCCTCTTGGAGTTGTATCTCTACCAGTTAATTGTCTAACTCTTTTTCTTTCAGCTTTACCTTCTTCTGTTCTTGCTTCATAAAAAGTGTATGGAAAATTATCTTTTTCAATTCTTACAGTTTTTCCATTATTTGCTTTAAAGTCTCCTTCTTTTTTTTCTCCTTTTGCTTTTGATTCTAATATAGATGCTAATTTTATACCTTTGTCTTTTGGTTGATTTACTCCCGGTATATTAGTCCAATAAAGTCTTCTTCTATGTTGTGCAGAAACTAAGGAAGAATTAATTTCAATAGGCTCTACACCCAAATGTTCTGAAATTATATTTTGCCATTCTTTTTTCATTTTAACATTTTCTAAAAGAAAATATTTAGGCTTTGTTTCTTTAAGGACTCTAACAAATTCCCAAAAAAGCTTACTTTTTCCATCAAACCCAGAACCATCACCTGCAACGCTAAAACTTTGACAAGGACTGCCTCCTATTAGTAAATCAATTTTTGGAAGTTCTTTTCCTTTTATTTGAGTAACATCTCCTATTTGTTTAGTTTTAGGGAAGTTATCTTGCGCTACACTAATAGCATGTTTGTCTATTTCAGAAGCATAATATTGGTCATATTTTATTTTAGCTCTAGTTAAAGCTAACTGACCACAACTCATACCATCAAACAAACTTAATACATTCATATTTCAATACCTTTAAATATATGAGATATAACCCCTACAGTCCAGCCATTGCCTAACATTTTAAATGCTTGAGTTTCAGAACAAGGAGTTGTATAATCTTTTTTTACGTTTTGCAATTGTTCAGCTTCATTTCTTGTTAAATGTCTCAATGTTTGTGATTTTAACAATTTAACCATTGAGTTTTTTTTAACAGTAGTCATTGCATTTGCTTTATTATCTTTCCTTAATTCTATTCTTTGTTCTGTTGAGCCTTCAATTCCATTTTTATATCTTGCTCTACTAGCTGCGCCCACACAATTTTCGCCTATAATGCTTTTAAGAGATATTTTTTTATCTTTTATTTCCTTAATTGGTATGTTAGTCCAATAATATCTAACTCTATTTTGTGCTGAAAATAAAGAAGAATTTATTTGTACTGGTTCTACGCCTAAATGTTGTGAGATTATATTCTGCCATTCATTTTTCATTCTTACATTTTCTAAAAGAAAATATTTTGGGTTTAATTCTTCTAGCAATCTAACATATTCAAAAAATAGTTTACTTCTTGGGTCTTCAAAATTTAATCTTTTACCTGCCATGCTAAACCCTTGACAAGGACTTCCTCCTATTAGTAAATCAATTTTTGGCAAATCTTTACCTTTAATATTTTTCACATCTCCTAGTTGTTGAGTTTTAGGAAAGTTATATTGAGTAACTTTTATAGCGTGTTTATCTATTTCTGAAGCATAATAGTTTGAATAATCAACTCCCGCATCAACAAGGGCTAACTGACCACAACTCATACCATCAAACAGGCTTAATACATTCATTTTTCTATACCTTTAAAAATATGAGTTATTACATCAACAGTCCAGCCGTTACCTAACATTTTATATCTTTGAGTGTTGCTTACTCCGTCAGTATAATTATCTGGTACTGCTTGTAATCTTTCGCACTCTACTGGTGTAAGCTTATCTGATTTGTCCATACTTTTTAAGGGTACGTTATGACCGCCAGTTCCCATATTTGCAGTAAGACATGGACAAACACCACTTTGATTTTTTCTATAGTAAGTTCTTCTAAATTGATAATAATCACCTTTCCAATCAGGTCTTTTTGGCAATTTACTAATTGGTATATTTGTCCAATAAACTCTAGGCCTGTTTTGTTGAACAAACAAATCGCTATTAATTTTTACTGGGTCTACTCCTAACTTTTCTGTTATTATATCTTCCCATTCTTGTTTCATTTTAACATTTTCTAAAAGAAAATACTTTGGCTTTAATTCTTCTAACAACCTAACATATTCAAAAAATAACTTGCTTCTTGGGTCTTCAAAATTTAATCTCTTTCCTGCCATACTAAAACCTTGACAAGGGCTTCCACCTATTAACAAATCTATTTTTGGCAAATCTTTTCCTCTTATCTGAGTAACATCTCCTAAATGAATTGTGTTTGGATAATTTTTTTTACAAATAGAAATAGCGTATTTATCTATTTCAGATGCATAATAATTTTTAGGATTAATTTTTGCTTTATTTAAAGCAATTTGACCACAACTCATGCCGTCAAAAAGACTTAATACATTCATTTAAATTATTTTAAACAAAAATATAAATAAAACTTTAAAGAATCAAATTTATTTGTGGATTCTTATATTTAATGGATTCATTAAATTTTTGGTTCTAATACCAGAAGCTCCTCTTACTGTTTTGCTAGTATTGTTTTTGCTATGTTTTTGAGATATTATTCTATCAGCCCATGCCCTTCCTGCATCACCTCCCCACAAATTCCAAGACTGCAATATTCCTGAATCTTCTATTTTTATTCCTTTAGATTTTTCTAAATTAACTTCATCACAATGATTATCAAAATAAGCTTTCATTCTTTTTACTTGAGCATGAGTCATAGAATCTTTATTACATATAGATTTTGCTTTATTTTTACCAGAACCTTCATTTGGGTTTGCATTATCTATTAAGTTGTTTGAAGCTATTATTTCTAAGGCTTTTTTTGCAATAGAAACCATTTCATCTGTTGGAGTAAATTCTCCATCATATCTATATCTAAAGTCTTCTTCTAAAAGCTTTGAAAGTTCTTCCCTTATGATTTTTCTAATTTCATTCATTAGTTTTAATCGACTGAAGTTTCTATATCTCCACCAACAATTTTAACTAAAGCACTTTTTATGTCTAGGGGCAATCTAGAATCAAAACCTAAGTTGTTAAGAGTCCAGTTAACCTCATCATAAAATCCCATATTATTAATTGGAGTCCCAGATTCTATAGTTCTTTTTATTGATATATCTAAAGCTTCTTCTGGTTTTATATATGAAAACGAATTGTTTCTTGCTGCATCTGGTATAGTTGGCAAAAATGTATTTACAGTTTCTCCTTGACCAGCTTGCTTCATCCCCATGAAAGGTATGCCGTCATTTCCATACTCTTTTATTAATCTATGGTTAGAGAGTTTTTTTAATCTTTCAGATTCTTTTATTAATTCACTCTCATTTACATTCTTATCTTTCTTTGACTTTATAAACTCACCTCTTTTTTGGTAAGTTTCATTAAGTTCTTTCATTCTTTCAAGTTGAGAACTTTTTTTGCTAGCCCCTCTTTCCTCTTCTGAAGAAAAATCAAAAATCTCTGATAACTTATACATTTTTTTAATTTTAATAATAAATATTTTGTAAAAACAATTAATTACCAAGTAATAACTCCTAAGCCTAAATCTCCGTAATAACGCTTACTTTTAGCTATAGTTTGTTTTATAGCTTTTTCTGAATCAAATTTAGAATTACCAACCATTGAGTTATTTGAGTTGTTTGGCATATCGTCATCTGACATAATATCTCCATACTCATCAACAATTTCCTCTAAAGTATCAGGGCTTAAATCATCTTCTGATTGAGAGTTGCTTACAAAGTCTTTTAAGAAATCTAAAATTCTGCAATTTTTATTCTGAGAATTATTCAACCATTTGTTTATGCAGTCATTTTTAACTTTTAAACTCATGTTTCTTCCATCTGTAGTTATGAAATCAACTACAAATATGTTTTTTCCCATATCCATATTTGCATTTGCTACAGAACCTATAATATCAGGAGCTAAATAATAAAAAGATTCATTTCTATCATTAAACCCTTCGATTAGTATGTTTCTTAACTGACTTCCCTTGTTATACATCTAATTTATTGTTTTTAAATAAATAGATGCTAATTTGTAAAATCAATTATACTTTTCCATTTCATTAAATTATTTTTTTCTACTTGTATTTTGAAATTGTATAATTTATCATTTTCTAGGAAAAGTTGTTTTTTTATTTTAGGATAATATCTGTATGGGTAAACTGAGTTGTTTGTTGGCTTTTCTTTTTTGTGACCATAAAACATAGGGTATTTTCTGTCTATATTATCTTCTTCTTCTTCTTCTTCAAAGTGTTCAATTTTAAAATCGTTTACTTTTTCAACAACAGAAATCCAACTTTCCCCAGCTTCAAATCTATGTTTTAACATTATTGGACTTTCATATTCTATAACATTTTTTTCTACTCCATTACTTTCAACTCTATATATGGTAGAGCCTGTTAAATAATAATAAGATTTAACTATTTTTCTATTATGAAAGTGTTCTTTTTTTTCTATTAACAAATCAAAATCTTCTATACAAGCTTCTTTGTACTTATATAAAAAACCCTCTTTATCATATTCGAAATAATACATATTACAAATTAATAAAAAAAAACATTTTCTGTAAATAGTACTTTGACTTTATAAGAGTTTTTAATTTCTATTTATTAATATAATAAAAATTAAAGTATGGAATTAATATTGCCAGGAGACTCGCCAAATCAAGGAAGAATTAAAATAAATAATAATTTTAATTCCATTTTTATGAGTGGAGCTACCCCTACAGTAGTTAATGGAGGTTCAAATATTAGTACTGGAGGTACAGTTAGTAATGTTACTATAAATCTTGATGATAATATTTCTTTAAATTCTGTTTCTGGGAACTCAATAAGCGCTACAACTATATACTCAGGAAGTACGAACTTAAGTGATTTAATTAGTTCTGGTGGTGGCTCTCAAAACCTTTCTCAAGTTCTTGCTGTTGGAAACACAACTGGAGCTAATGATATTGTTATTGATAACGGTCAAAAAATAGAAGCAGCTAGTGGAGGGGGTGTCCTTAAATTAAGAGAAGGTTCTGACAATATTGTTCTTCTTGGAAATTCTGGTGGCACTTATGAAAATGGTTGGGTGTATCTAGACCAAAAAAGTTCTTATTTAGCATATGGACCTGCAGATACAAGTGGTGTTGGTATAGCTATCGTTGGCGACTTTCCAGCGATACCAAGCGGATGGGATGATATAATGATACATTTAAACGTAACAAATAATGCAGTAACAAAAAATGCTGATAAAAATAGTGTGTTTGTTTCTTCAAGAAATTCAACCATAAACGCAGGAGTTACAAACACAGCAATTGTTGGAGGATTAAATATCACAGCAACACAAGACGATTCATTGTATGCTCAAAACGCTAGACTTGCTGAAAATAGTGGAGTTATCTATTCTGCTGGAACAGACCTTTATACTATATTCTCTACAAGTTCTGGAGACCTTTGGTCTGCATCAACAGGTGCAAATTCAATTATAGCAAATAATGGAAGTGGAAACTTAGCAAGTGGCTCTACTTCTATTGCTTATGGTAATGGCACAACGGCAGGCGGTGATTATTCACATGCCGAAGGTTATCAAAACATCGCTAGTGGTGAGGCATCTCACGCAGAGGGTGGTTACCCTGGTAAGGGGTATTTTAATATAGCTAGTGGTCCAGGTTCTCATGCAGAAGGGTGGAACACAACCGCAAGTGGCGATGCATCTCACTCTCAAGGATTTAATACGTTGGCTAGTGGTAACCAATCTCATGCTGAAGGTGAAACTACAATAGCTAGTGGCGTTGCTTCTCACGCAGAAGGTCAAAACACTATATCTTCTGGTGTAGGAGCTCATGCTGAAGGTCAAGAAACTCAAGCAACAGGAACTACAGCTCACGCTGAAGGTTACCTTACAATAGCTAGCGGGGAATATTCACATGCTGAAGGTAGACAAACAACAGCCAGCGCTTTTTATTCACATGCTGAAGGACAACAAGCAACAGCAAGTGGTAATTGGTCTCATGCTGAAGGTAGGCAAACAATTGCAAGTGGTGAATATTCACACGCTGAGGGTCAAAGCACAACAGCTAGTGGTGATTGGTCTCACTCTGAAGGTGGTTCAACAAAATCAATCGGAAATTATTCACACGCTGAAGGTCTTAATACATTAGCTAGTGCAAGTTATTCTCACGCTGAAGGTTTGGCCACTACATCTTCTGGTCAAGGAGCTCATGCTGAAGGAAATGACACTCACGCAACAGGTCTTTATGCCCATGCTGAAGGGGGTAATATAATTGGACAATCAGGTTCTACAGCAAGTGGTGATTATTCACACGCTGAAGGCGCTGCTACAAGAGCTTTTGCAAACTATTCACATGCTGAAGGTCGTGAAACAACAGCGAGCGGCATTGCTTCACATGCTGAGGGCATTTCTACAACAGCTAATGGAAACTATTCTCATGCTGAAGGGTGGCAAACTCAAGCAACAGGAATTACAGCTCATGCTGAAGGCTACCTTGCAATAGCTAGTGGAGAATATTCGCATGCTGAAGGTAGGCAAACAACTGCCAGCGCTTTTTATTCACATGCTGAAGGTTATTTAACTGTATCATCAGGTCAAGCTTCTCATTCTGAAGGTGAATCTGGTAACGTAGCTTCTGGTAGAGCTTCTCACGTAGAGGGTGGATATGGAGGAAAAATAGGTAACGACCCAAATACTGCATCTAATAACAGTGCTCATGCTGAAGGAGCTGGCACAATTGCTAGTGGTGAAATGTCTCACGCTGAAGGATGGCAAACTACCGCTACTGCTACAGCTTGTCACGTTGAAGGGTGGAATAATCAAGCTGTAAATATATATTCTCATGCTGAAGGAGCTGGCACATTGGCTTCTGGAACTACATCGCACTCTGAAGGTAGTGCTACTGTTGCAGGCGGCAATTATTCTCACGCTCAAAATGATAGTAATTGGGCACTTGGAGCGAGTTCTCATGCTGGTGGCTCTAATTCTGTTGTTTCTGGTACTGCTTCTTTTGTACATTCAAGCAGTTCAGTTGTAACTGGTAATAGAAGTGCTGTTTTAGGGGGTCAAAACATAACAGGAGCAACTGATGATACTGTATATGTTCCCAATTTATTTTCAGTTGGACAAATGACTGGTACATATAATCATGTAACAATAACCAATTCTGTAAGTCAAACAATAACATTAGATGAAAGTGTTTATCCTAGTAATACTTTGTTTTTTGTAGACTTGTCTACAGCAACAAATAATATAGATTTTAATTTTGACTCAAGTAACCCTTTAACTTATGGTACAGAATATGTTTTTGTTATTAGTAGAAATGTTGGCTCGAACGCAAATCTTGGTTTTGGCGTTACCAACACTGGTGATACTCCTTATTTCGGTCTTATATCAACTGAAACTGGGAACAAAGCTTTACGTACAAATTCAACTATAGTTTTTGATTATAACGCAAGTGCTCTTCATAATGGAGCAAAAATAACTTTATTAGCTGTTGAAGAACAGTTTTTAAATATGACTGTAAACACACCAGGGCAAGCAGTTGACATAACTTTAACCTAATTTATGAATTAATAAAGAATGTTTGAATTAATACTACCTACTGATAACCCCAACGAAGGAAGAATCAAAATAAATCATAATTTTGCTCACATAAGTATGAGTGGTGGTACTGTTACTACCGTTTCGGGAGGTACAAATATTAATGTTAGTACTGGTGGGACTCTTTCTAATTATACAGTCAATCTTGATAGTGATATTTCTTTAAATTCAGGTTCTTTAAATTCAATAAGTGCCACAACTATTTATTCTGGGTCTACTGATTTGTCTAGTTTAATAGGTAATCCTCAAAACCTTTCTGAAGTTCTTGCCGTTGGAAATACAACATCTGATGGACAAACTATTCAGGCAGAAAATGGTGGAGGCGAGCTTAATCTTAGATATGGAACAAACGGAAGAGTTGCTTTAACCACTGATTCAGGTGGTCTTGCAGAACAAGGTCTTTACATGGACCACGGCTCAAACTATCAGGCACTATTTGCAGGTGGCTACTATCAAATTTTAGAGCTTGCAAATGGCTCTGGGGATATTGTGCTTTATAATACATCTGGAGATGGTAGGAGTGTTCAGATTGGTGTTTTAAATGGTGTTGGCGTTTATGATGAGATTGATGAGATAAAGGTAACAAACAATATTACTACAAATGCAACAACTGGTGACAATGACAAGAGTGCTGTAATAGTAAGCTCCAGAAATGCAACAATAAACGCAGGAGTTACAAACACAGCAATTGTTGGTGGTGCAAATATTACAGCAACACAAGATGATTCATTGTACACTCAAAACGCTAGACTTGCTGAAAATAGTGGTGTTATATATTCGGCAGGAACTGACCTTTATAATATATTTGGTGCAGGAGGAAATGAAACGCTTTCCCAGACATTAAACTTTGGAAATACAACATCTGATGGACAAACTATTCAAGCAGAAAATGGTGGTGGATATTTAAATTTAAGAGAAGGTGGAGATAGTATTGTTCTTTTTGACAATTCAGGTGGCACATTTTCTGATTCTGGAGTTTATATAGAGAATGAATATCTTGCAATATTCACAAACGGATATAATACTTATCTTGAGCTTGACCATAGAACACGTCCATTTTCACAGTACCAAGTAGATGGAGCAGGCGGTGCATTACAGATAGGTCTTAATTCATCTGAATTAACACTTGAAGATAATACAAGTCAAGATGTATTCTCAAGCGCTCAAAATAAAAAAGCAACATTCTTAACCACAAAAAGCTCATCTATTAGTTCTGGAGTTACAGAATCTTCTATAGTTGCAGGTTCTGGTCATACAATAAATAGTGACCTTAGAAATGTGTCAATAATAGGTGGCGCTAACATAACTGCGACCACTAGCGATAGTGTGTATGTTCCAAACTTAAACATTGGAACAGTGGGCAGTAATCCTCCTTTAATCAATTTAGGTTTAGATTCTAATGGTTTTGTTGTAACTGGTGACACTTCTCTTTTGTTAGATGCTTTTGGAATTTCTGATAGTGGAGGAACTTATACTTATTATTCAGATTTTCAAACAGCTATAAATGCTGCAAGTTCTGGTCAAACTGTGGAAATGTTTGCTGACGTAACAGTTGACAGTTCTAGTACTGTAACTTTAAAAGATGGTGTTAATATAAATTTAAATGGACATAAATATGAAAATATAAATAGTGGTACAGTCGAATTAATAACATTGCCAGACAATATTACTGTAAACATATTTAACGGTATGTTTAAAAGAAGTGGAGGTCCATCACTATCTTCAACGAATGCTGCTTTAGATGGTTATAATTCACCTAATTCTGAATTGTATTTAGAAGGCGTTATATTTTACAATATAACATCTATATCATATTATGGAAATGCTTCTGTCTATGGTGGTACATTTATATCAGATAGTACTGGTGGTTATGGTTTTTTATCTAATTCAGGCAGATTACAAGGTATTAAAATTAAAAGTTATGCTGCTAATAGAATAAGCAATTCAACCATATTGCAGAATAGTAGTCTATTATCTACTAATAGTGTGGGCTTAAATGTGTGGGGTGGCAATGTTTTAAATTGTAGTATAGTAAGTTTGGGGGGTGTTGGAGTTACAACAGGAACAGGAACATCTATATTAAAAAACTGCTCTGTCTATAGTAATGGAGGAAATGCAGTTGATTTTAGTAGTAGTGCTAGTAGTATAATAGGTTGTACATTTTACTCTAGTGCTGGCTTAGCTGGCTTGATAACTGCGGTGAAAAAAATAGAAAATTGTAACTTTTATTCCACAGTTTCTTATGGCGCACAGTTATCAGGAGTTAACACTCAAGCAAATAATTGTACATTTGAATCAACAGCTTTACAAGGAGTTAGGTTAGTCAATGATGCTAAAATAAAAAACTGTTATGTAAAATCTAGTTTCGATGACCCTACTGGTCATGCTGTTATTTGTATAAATGCTACTACAACTGGGTTTGAAATATTTAATTGTAATTTAGAAACGGTTAATAACTTCGCTAATGCAATTAATGCTACAGTTGTTACAAATTTTGGCTATTGGGGAGGTAACACTTTTAAGGGTATGTCAACCCCTGTTAATTCCACAAACCCAAACCAACAAATTAATACACCAGATGCTTACGGAAACATGTTAATAGGATAAAAATAAAAATTATGAACACAATTAAACAAACAGTAATACAATACAATTTAGACGGAGTTCCAGAAAGAATGATTATTCAGTATACAAATGAGTCAGGAGAAGATGAACAAGTAATTGTATCTTATGCTGATTTAAAAGTTAGTGAGAAAAGTGTGTTTAATAGTTTTAAGACTTTATGCACTAGTAAAATGCCTTAAATATTATTTACTTTTCTTAATTATATGGTATAATTGACATTATGTCAAAAGACTTAATTTCAAACAAATTTGGTATAGTAAAAAAATCACCAGTTCATCGTTGGGGAGTTTTTGCTACAGAAGATATAGAAGCAGGAACTATATTAGAAGAGTGCCCAGTAATACATATATATAGCGTTCCTTTTAAAGATTCAACAAAAGAATTCAAAAACTATCTATTTAGTTGGCCTACAAACATTGATGCTAAACAAAGGCATCCTGTTATGGTTTTGGGATGGGCTGAAATTTACAACCATAATGATAACAACAATGTAACTTATTACTCTGATAATGAAAAAGATGTTATGGTTTACAAAACAATTAAAAAAGTATCAAAAGGAGAAGAGTTGTTTGTTAATTATGGACAGTCTTATTTTGATGCTCTTAAAATAAAAAAGATATAATTATTGTCTTACAATTCTCAAATCCCTAACTTCTTTGTATGAAATATCTTTTTCTTTAAGATATTCCATTATTATTTCTTTTTGAACATTTGATGCAGCTCTATTACAATTACCTTTTAATTGTTCGAATTCTAAACCTTGCTTATTAACATGCATTCCAATCATAAGCTGATTTTCATCTTCAGAAGTCTTATCTTTTCTTTTATCATAAGCCATAAGCAAAATATATCTGCCTTTGCTAATTCTTGTAACATAAGAACCTGCACAGTTTTTTAAATCTTTAGCAGCATTTAAAACCATTTGAGGAGTCATTAGCAACTTTATTTTAAACCCTTCTTTTTCGCTTTCTAAAAACTTAAATTTCTCAGCAAACTTTTTAAATTTTTCATTTTTTTCTTTATCGCTTAGTAAGTTAAAATAAGAAACTAATTTGTCGTGATACTCATTAATTCCGTCAACTGTTTTTATTTTTTTGAAATCTTTATTTATATCCCAATTTAAAGCATTAATCATCCTTACAGAATCATCATAATTATAAAAACTAAACTGTTGCAAAAAAGAGTAGTTTATCTTTTTTTCTTCTTTAGGTTCTACAATATTGTCATCTTTAGCTTTTTCAACCTTAATGCCAGCCAATTCTTGAATTCTGTCTAAATTATAGCTAGGGTCTATTTTATTTTTGTTGTTTAAAAAATCTAGTGTAATAGGTATTATTTGCCTTAAACTTGACATATTAATATCATCTCTAAATTCTACAATTTTGAATAAATTTATAATATAATCTACATCATATTTCATAACTAAACTTATAAGTTCTTCATAAGTTATAAACTTTGTAAATTTTATTAAATTTTTATAGTCTTCAAATTTATTAATTTTATTGAAGATAAATTTAGATACAGATTTGTTTTTTATATCTTCTCTGACATTAATTTTACCATCTGATATGTTTATCTTCTTAGAACCTTTAAATCCCCACCTTTCTAAATCATAAAATATATTTTTTGTTTTTCCATTTTTAGATTTATAAACAAACTTTTCATCTTTCAAAGTTTCTGAATCTATTTCTTTTTGTATTTCGTCATTCTCTAAAGAAACTAAGAAATTAAATATATTAAGTGGTGAAGTTACATTATTGTCTGAAAGGACTGAAACGTTGGGCATTTTACATTCGCTCATCATATCATAAAGAAATACAGTACCTTTTGTTAGTGCTATAGTTGAAAGGTTTGAATAACATATTATACCAAAAAATATAGTGTTAATTTTCATCATAACATCTAAGCCAGGTCTTCCTATCATTTGGTTCATCAAACCTTCTACAATATCCATATTTTTAGAGTCTACCACTAGGCTGGCTAGGTTGTTTAAAAAATGGTGTATTTCAAAAAGATTGTTTATTACAGATAAATCTTCGTTTTTGTAAAAATTATTTATTATAAGAACCAATTCGTCCAGATTAAATTCTACACTTTCTTTCTTGTCATAAGCTTTGTAAAAAACTTTTTTATTTTTTTTATCAACTGACAGATAAGATTGAGTTTCCTTAAATCTAACATATCTGGACTTTAGTGTACAAGATGATTTTATTTTTTTCTTATATAAAATTAGCTCTTCCTCATTATTCTCACACTTAAAGTATCCATAGAAAAAAGAATTAGAATCTTTTATGGTTTCTAAGTTTTTTGCTTTTGAGTAATTTTTTTTACATTTTGGACAAACTACATTAACAGAAGTATCAAACCTATCCATTATGTCCACATCTAAAGATGAATTAGTTTCTATGTCTAAAGTTATTTCATCTTCTTTTGCTTTATTGTTTTCTTCAGTTATTTTTTTTCCGCAAGAACAAAAATAAACTTCTTTTTCCCCTTCTAAGTGGTGAAAACAAAAACTTTTCTTTATTTCTTTTAAATCTATATTACTCATTATAATTTAATCTTTTTTTCTATTAATAATTTTTTATAGTACAATATTTCGTTAAGCTTTATTTGCTTTTCTGCTTTTTCAGCCTCAAGAATTAAATAGTATTCTAAAGTTTCTTCATCAAATCTTGTTTTATGCTTTGAATATATATGATATAACTCTTTGTTGTCCAATTTATTTACTTTAACCTTTCTTTGGGGAAATTTTTTCCAAAAATAGCTTTTAATTTCTTTCTTTTATAAAATATGTCAGATTTTAATTTTTCACAATAAACTTTTGGGTCTTCATTTAATAACATTATTTCTCCTAGATGTATTTTTTCCATTAGATTAGAATTCCCAGAACGACATATATGTATAATTTTTTTTTGACTGTAAATTGAATTACACAATTTAATCCAACCCATCTCAGAAGCTATATCAATGTGTTGTAGAGTGTGACATGTTTTACATAAAGAACAAACCTTAAAAGAATTAAGGTCGTCAACACTTTCAGAAACAACATGCATTTCCAGAAAGTTTTTATCAAAAGGTTTAAAGCCACAACCTTGACATATATAATTCACTTCTTTCATAAGGAAATCTTTTATCTCTAACCAAGATTCGTTTCCAATATGATTTTTATATAACTTCTCGGACTGGGAGGCTGTTAATGATAATTCAAAATTTTCAAGTATTAAATCTGATATGTTTTTATTTTTCAGCAAAACCTATTTTAATTTTATTATCAATTACCATTATAAAACAATCTTTACCTTCTGTAGATTTGTAGGTATAAAACTTAGTAAATTTAGACTTAGATTTTTCTATGTTTTCAACATAGTATTCTCCAATATTTTCATCTTTTATTTTAGACTCAAAAAACTTTCTGTCTATCTCATTAAGTTTTCCATTTTCTTTTAAGTGTTTAAAATAAATTGAATTGTCATCTTCATTTAAATAAGACTGTGATTCATCTTTAGATTTGTTTATAAAAAAGTTTGATAAATAATCTTGATTTTTTTCTAAAATTTTCATTATTAATTCAGTAGCTTCCTCTTTTGATAGAGAACCTGATATCCAATCAATATTTATTTTACAAAAATCTTTATATATTTCATTTTTTTCTATGACTCCTTTTAAAAAATTTTTATCGAAAGATATGCCATTTTCATAAAAATAAATTCTAAACAAATCTAGCCCATCATCATTTCTTATTGTGAAGTGACCAATTAGGTCTCCCATGTCTTTCATAAGCTTGATTTTTATTATTTCAAATATACAAAGATTTTATTTTAAAGCAAAACCAATAAGGTTGTTTAAAAAAATGAATTTTTCTTTTTTCTTTATATTTATATGTACTACAAGAAATATATAATTTTAAAATACCTAGATAAAATGGAAATTACTAAAGAAGAGCTTTTTAAAATGATAAAAGAAGAAGCGTCTAAATTAAAACAAGAAACATTAAAAGAGTCAGAAGCTGTAAGCGCTTCAGTTAATGTTTATGATGTTGATATGAACTCACATGATGAGTTAGGAGATTCCGATAAAGCACTTGCTTATAAAGACCCTTCTAAAAAAGTAGAAAAAGAAGGTGAACCTGCAAAAATGCCTAAAATGAACCAAAAAGATAGCGACCAAGGTTCTGATGAAAAAGCTGCAGTTGCAGTTAAAGTAGATGCAGGAGCTAAAAAAGGTGGAGTTGGTCACACAACAGGTCAAGCTAAAGCTAACTTTACTTCTAAAAAAGATGTTCAATCTGCAAAAGCTTCTGGTCCATTTGATGATAGAGTTGAAAATTTAAAAATGAATTCTGAAGATAAATTAGTAGATAAGGAAGCAAAAACTTATGTTTCTGCTGGTGCTGAAAAAGGAGGTTCTACACATACTGCAGGTCAAGCTAAAGCTGAAGTGCACGAAAGAATGCCAGAAAAAGATGCTGAAGAGCCAACAGAAAGAATAGCTGCTGGTATTGAAATTGATGGAAGTAATATAGATTTAAAAGAATCTTATACTAAGTCTGAATTAAAGTCTTTTATTTTATCTGAAGCTAAAAAAGCTGCTAAAAACCATATTGAAAAGCAAGCTAAAGATAAAAAAATGGCAGAGCTAGAAAAAGAGTTAAATCTTGTTATGGAAAGTTTAGATGAATATGGAGTTTCTATGGAAGAAGGTTGGTTAGGTGATTGGCTTGGAACTAGCCCTAAAGCTAAAAAGAAAAAATTAGAAAATGACCTTAAAACACGAGCTAAAGCTTGGGCTAAACAAGGCTATTTACTTAGTGCTTCAGTTGAAGAATTAATGAAACAAGCAGAAGCTGACAATTATGAAGGTTTGTGGGGTGCAGACAAAAAAGAAAAGACTGTAATTTATAGACCTGCTGACACTATTAACTGGAAAGGATTAGGTTTAGCTTCAGGTTCAGGAATGTTTGCTGGAGGTTAAAATATAACATTAAATTAATCAATAAGCTCTTTTCTTAATTGAAGAGAGCTTTTTTGTTATATATCATTTTCATCAAAAAAATATAACATTAATTTATAAGAATTAAAACTAAGTTTTCTAAAATTATAATTTCTAATTACTAATCCAAGACAAATAATTGATATTAGTAATATTGTAGAAAATTCCCACATATTTTTAACGTGAAACATTGAAGCTAATGATAAAATAAATAAAATTAGAGAAATAAATAACTTATTACTATAAGATTTAATTTCTTTTTTCATCTCTTTAATTTGGTATTCTTTCAACTTTTTTGGATTTATATTTTTATTTTCCATATAGCTTTTATTTATTATTATATTATTATAAACGATTATTTTTTAAAAATATTACATAAAAATAAAATTTATATTTTTTTTTACTATTTAATATTATAAAACATTAAAAATTAAAAATGATGAAAATTACTACGTCTGAATTAAAGCAAATAATCAAAGAAGAAGCTGAGAGATTTGCGACTCTAAAAGCTCTAGAAGTAGAAAAGAATAAAATAGAAAAGCAACTAAACGAAATGTATGAAGAAGCTGACATGCATGAAACTATGGATGAAACTATGGATGAGTCTATGCATGAAACTATGGATGAGTCTATGGAAGAGTGTGGAGTAATGGAAGAGGAAGATGCAGAAGTTAAAGCAAATGCTGATGAGATTCCTGTAAACGAAGGTATAATGGATTTCTTTAAAAATCCAAGAGATGAAAAAGGTGCTAAGGCATTACTAAAGCAAGATATGGAAGATGTGATTGAAAAATCAAATGCTCCAGATGAAGTTAAAGATGCAGCCAGAGAATTAATCGATACAAAAATCGAACAGGCTAAGAAATACAATTATAACGCAATTCCTCTTTTATACCAAGCAACAGGTGCTGATAGAGGTGCTGGTAGAGCTCGTGCTGGTAAATGGTACTTTTCATTCAAAGAAGGTGGACCACAAACTCCAATAGGAAAAATGTTAGCAGACCTTGGCGCTGCTGCTGGTGCTGCTTTGAGAGCTGAAAATCTAGAAGAGTCAAAAAGTGTAAGACAAATAGCAAGAGAAGAAGCTGAAAAAGTTGCTAAAGTAAATCAACTAAAAGAAAAAGCTGAGAGAATTATAAACGAAATGAAAAGTTTGTAGTAATTTATATATTTTTAATAAAAAAGCGGGTTAATCCCGCTTTTTTTGTTTTAATAAATTTCTATATTTTATTAATTTTTATCATATTTTCCCAAATCTTTTTCTAGACCTTCAAAAACACGACTAGTAACATTTTTCATTTTTAATTGAAATAACCAACCATCATACCATCTATAAGTTAGAACAGCAGAAGTTATGGATAAAATTATTAAAGCCCAAAAAGCTACGTCAACAATAGTTTTAGATAATATATTTAAAAAACTATCATTACTAATTATAACAGCTAAAGTGGTAAAGAAAATAAAATGATATAAACAATCTAAGCACATTTTTTTTGCTTTATTTGCTTTTTCTTCAAAATATTGTTCACGATTTTCTTTGATTTCAGTTCTTTCTTGTTGTTTTGACTTTTTCATAATATATTTTATTTAAAAGGTTTTTTATAATAAAACGTAAATTATAGAAAAATATTACACATCATCAAAAAAATTTCTAAACTGTTCTGCACTTTCTATCTTTATAGGCTCATTAAATACTCCTCCTATCGCTCTAGAGCTTATACCTATTGTTGAGCCAGAATTTGAAGGGCTTGAAATTAAATCATAACTTATAACACTAATATCACTTTCTCTAATATAAACCCCAGGACTCCAAATTGTTTGCGGCTTATATAGTTCAACCAATAAAGTTCTAAAATATCTATCCATATATCTTTTTTCCATTTTGACCTCTTCTTCTACTTCTTCTTGTTCTTTTCTTTGATTTTCTTATATACTTTTCAATTAGCAATACTTTTTTATATAAATTTTTATTTTCAAGATTATAATCAACATAAAAAAGCTGACCAGATGGTCTTTCCATTGGAGAAACAGAAACTAAATCAAATCCTATGGTAGTAGCTGCAACTTGCCTTGCTAAAGGAAGCGCAATTGCGCCGCCTAAATATTTATAAGAATGATTCTTCTCAATAAGAAGTTCTCTTTTGTATATTGTTTTATCTTTTGGATAAGTTAAATTATACCAATCATTTAATGCTTTATTTACTGATGAATTATTCATTTCCTAAGTTCATTAAATTGTTTAAGATTTGTCTATCAATTTCTTGAGCCAAATTTAATGATAGTTCATCTACCAATTGAGCTTCAACATCAAGTGTATTAAATTTTTTTGGTACATACTTTTCAGTTAATAATATCTTTTTATATACATTTTCAGGCTCTTTATGTGTTACATTAAAGCGTTCTAAATCTTGAGCAAGTTCAGGAGTCCAGTTAGTTTTTAACTTTCTTGTTTTAGCTTTTACTCTAACAGAAGAAATTTGAAGATTTATGTTATCTCTTCTTTCTATTAGTACATTCCTTTTATGTCTTGCATTTATCCTAAAAGCAGAATTCATTTTTACAATATAAGAAAATAAGAATAAATATAAATAACAATTTTTAATTATATTTATATATAAATTACACTGACATGAACATAAGAGATTCAATAAGACAAGAAATTGAAAAATTATACATTAAAGAAGGTGCAAGTAATCTTCCTCTTGGTGCTGAATATATGTCTAATGCTCCTTGGAGAGATGATGAAAATATAAAGTCAGGAACTGAGCCGAAAGAGTATAAATTAGAAATTTTATCTTTTGAAGATTCTGATGACTACGCATTGTTTAAAGATAAAAATTCTGGCTTATTCTATGTATTTTATACTGATATAGAAAATCATGATGATTATGCAGAATATGCAGACAGAGAAGAGTACTTTGAAGGTTTTGATGAAGATGGTGACCCTATGGTTGATTATGGGGATTGGGATTTAAGCGATGAAGTTATTGAGCGTTATGTAAATGATAATTTAAATAATTTAAACATAGGAAAAGGTATCGAAGATTGGGAATCTGGAGATTATGATTTAGTTGAAGTAGATGATGACATAATCAAAGATTACAATATAGATATTAATTCATTAAATGAAAATAAAAACATGAAAGATTCAACAAGACAAATAGTAAGAGAAGTTATATCAGAGGTTTTTGAAGATTTAGATATGTCTCTTTGGCAAAAAATGAAACTAAAACTAAAAGGAGTTTCAGAAGACCAGTTACAATATAATATAGAAAATGGTTTGCCTTGGGACTGGAAGGGTTCTAAAGAAGGTTTTTATGAAAAAATGGAGCCTAAACAAAATTATTCAGGCTCTAATTAAAATATCAAAACGAGCGTAACCCAGATTCTGTTTTAATTTCATCATTTATCTATTGGCCACTTACCCGACCCTTAGCATTGCTCACCTGCTAGGTCTGTTTGTGTTGCATCCTCGGCAGTACAATCAATAAAGTAAAATAGATTTTACAATTTTTATACTTTTTGTAAAAAGTATTTTACATTATCTCCTGCCTTAAGCAATGATGTCTGGAGTTTCCTCTCTTATCAAATTGATTTAGAGCGATGAATCCTCTTGTTTTGATATTTTTTCTATCAATAATATTTTTTCATAAGTATCATAATGACCTAAAAAAAGAAGTTCTAATTTAGCTATTTCTTCTATAGAAAAATCATAAGACCCAGACAACATATGTTTTGATTGTCTTTTAGATATGTTTATCTTTTTTGCTAAATCATCTGTTGACATTTTCTTTTTTGCAATATAAGAACGAACCAATTCTGCCATGCTCATTGAATAAACATAAAATCTTGATTGCCAGCTTGGTTTGTTATTTGACACTTTTATTGTTTAGTTTAATATTGATTTAATAATTTCTGATACAACTTTATTGTCTGCTTGTCCTTTAAAATTTTTATTAAATTCTCCCATTATTTGACCTATATTACTTAGCCCATTATGCATATAATTAGTTACAATTTCCTTAATTCTTTCTTCACTCATTTGTGCAGGCAAATATGGAGTTATATACTCTAATTCTTTACTAGAATCTTCTGTATTTGTTTGTTTTAAAGATTTTTCCATTTTCTTTAAAATTTTTAAAATATTTTCATCAGTTGATTCTACACCTCTTCCTTCTTGTAATTGTATTTCACCTTTTACAACTCCAAGAAAATTTTTCTTTTCTAAATTTTTAGACTTAAATGCATCTAAAAAATCTTTAGATATTCTATCTTTTAAATTACCCATTATTATTTTTTTTAAATCTACTTCTTGTTGTTTTATATCCTTTGTCTTTAAGTTGGAATTCAACCTCTTCAAATACTATATACACCTCTTTTTCATCAGACCAATCATATATATCTTCAAGAGTATTTTTCCAGTATTCTAATATATCAGAATCACTACCTTCAAGCATGTATTCCTTTAGGTAGTCTAAATCACTAATAACGAATTTATTTACATGACCCCAACTAGGAAGTGCATCAAGCAATACACTTTTAGAATCAAAAGCATTTTCCATTTCATACCAAGTTCCGATTCCTTGCGGATTCTTACTAAGGTCATACATTTCCTTGTTATCATCCCTAACTAAAACATATTCAGTTCCCATAAAGTAAATGTAATAATAATATTACAAATATAAACAAAAAACTCCAACTTTTTATCATTGGAGTTCTGGAGGGCATAGCTAGATTTGAACTAGCGTATCTGGGTTTGCAATCCAGCACCTAAACCACTCGGTCATATGCCCATATTTTAGAGCCTCATGAGGGACTCGAACCCCCGACCTACTGAGTACAAATCAGTCGCTCTCAGCCATCTGAGCTAATGAGGCATTATTATATGTACTCCCAGAAAGATTCAAACTTTCAACCTCCAAATCCGTAGTTTGGCGCTCTATTCAATTGAGCTATAGGAGCATTTATTTGTACGCCTAAGTGGATTTGAACCACTGACCTTTTGAGTATCAGTCAAATGCTCTAACCAGCTGAGCTATAGGCGTATATGTCGGGGTAGCCAGACTCGAACTGACGACCTGAGCGTCCCAAACGCCCCGCGCTACCAACTGCGCCACACCCCGAATTTGCACGTCTGGTAAGATTCGAACTTACAACCAACGGTTTTGGAGACCGTCATTCTACCAATTGAACTACAGACGTATTACGGTTATTAACTGCACTTCAAACAGAGGTGACCATCCCGTCTGATTATAAGACCTTAAATCAGCAAACTACTCTAGAGAGCAAGATGTGAGATTCGAACTCCGTCCTCTGCTTGGAAGGCAGATGCTTTACCAGTTAAGCTACATCTTGCTTTTTGTGGAAGTGGAAGGATTCGAACCTTCAAGTCTAAAAAGAACCTGTTTTACAGACAGGCGAGCCAACCAATTGCTCAACACTTCCTTTGGTGGAGAATAACGGAGTCGAACCGATGACCTCTTGAATGCAAATCAAGTGCTCTAGCCAGCTGAGCTAATTCCCCAAATTTAAGCATAAAAAAACCCGAACCTTTTTGGGTCCGGGTGTGTATTTTGATTTTAATATTATTTTATTTCATATATAATCTATCATTAAACACACCCGTATTATTCCAGCCATACGCAGGACAAGTTCCTGTAATGGTCGGTTCAATATTGCGATATGTTTTTAAATTTTTCATTATGTATATCTTAAATATAAATAAATTTTTAATTTCAGAAATATAACGATACAAATATACAAAAGTTACAAAAAAATACAATATTTATTTGTATGAAACAAAAAGAATTAAGAAAATTAATTAGAGAATCCTTAAGCGAATCTAGTGAAGTTCCTTACATTACAAAAGAGGTTTCTTTAGATGTTTATGGATTTAATGATATGATTGGTGGTGATGATTCTTTTGATAAAAGCTATGCTGAAATTCACTGGGATATAGATTTTGAAAAGAGAAGTTGGGGAATTAAGTCAGACTCAATAAAAATAAAAAAATTAATATTAGATATTAATATATACAGAGAAGATTCTGGTGAAACTGAAGAAATTAGAAAAGAGTTTAATGATTTGTACGTTTTTGATGGAGGTAGTATTGAAGATTTTAAATTGGAAATTACAAAAACAGCAGATACTGGCCATATTTTTCCTACTACAGTTACAATAGATGGAAGTCGCAAAACAATAGAAATTGAATTTGATTATTTATAAAGAGAGAACTAGAGGATATGTATGGTATACAAGGTGGTTTTTGAAAAACAAGTAACTAATTTTAATTTATATATTTTTAAAGTGAAAAAAGACAAAGAAAAAGAAGAAGAAGTCTTTGATGACTATAACTGGTTTAACGAGCAAGGTATTTAAGATTCGGTTTAGGACCGTTGTAACTTCGGTTGCAGAGACTGCTCAAAGCTCGCTACTATGGGCAGTCTTATTTTTATATTATATATTATAATGATATTAAAAGAAGAAATATTAAACGAAATAGATTTTTATATAAGTGAAGCTATTTCGGTCATATCTGAAATTGAACAAATTGATGATAGAAATTTCGTGTGGGACTTAACAAAAGAAAAGTTAAATAAATCAACAGAAAATATAAAAACCCCAACTCAAGCAGAAGAATATTTAAAAGTTTTTTTAAGAAAAATAAAATACCTATCAAAAAATTTAAAAGTAAAATTGGCTAGATATGTAATATCTATACTATTAGGATTTACTGCAGCTTCTGCAATTTCAAACGTAATAAATCAAGAGTCACCAGAAATAAAAGATGAAATATCACTTTCTTCATCATTTCCTAAAGTAGATGTAGAACCAGAAGAAGAAATAGAAAAAGAAATTGAAATAATAGAAACCCCAGACTCATCTTCAAGTTGGTTATATGATTTTCTAAAAAAAGAAGAAGGATATAGAAGCGATGGATACCAAATAGGAGATGGCAAAATAACTATTGGTTGGGGTCATGCAGAAGATATAAAAGATTCAAAATATAAAGTAGGTCAAGAAATAAGCAAATCAGAAGCAGAAGAACTTTTAAGACAAGATGTTGCTACTGCTGAAAAAGCTGTAAATGATGAATTAAGAGAGTGGGACGATGAAGGTGTTATATACAAAATAGACCAAAACATGTATGATGCGATGGTTTCTATAGCATATAATAGAGGTAGAGGAGCTTTTAGAAGGTCTGATTTTGTGGAATTAATAAAGCAAGGAAAATATCTAGAAGCTCAAGATGAAATTTTAAAAATGAACCAAAAAGCTTATAAAAAATACCCAGGCTTAAAAAAGAGAAGACAGGTAGAATATGATAAGTTTGGTAAAGATTTAAATAAAATGATTGTTTTATTAAATAAAGAAAAGGGTAATGAAATAGTCTCTGAATCATACAAAAATAGGTTAAAAACCCTTGCTGGCATTATAAAAAGCTAACAAAAAAGTACATCTTCTTAACATAAAAACGGTATAAATATATTATACAGATTCTCTAGAAAAGATTGTTGAAAAGTGATTTTAATTTATAATTTTCATGTATTATTTATAAATCGGAGTAAAAAAATTACTTTAAATAATTAATCGATTTTATTTAAAAGCTAATATTTATTTGGTATAACTATAAAAATTTAAAAAAATGAAAAAATTTATTTCAGACTTATTCAAAGAGTCTACAGATGGTAAAGTTTCTTCTAAAAAGTTTTGGGGAAATGTATTTTTAACATTATGTGGACTGACTTATGTATTAGATGGTTTTCAATTCTATGATGTAAGTCAAGACTTATTTAATCCAACATTAATTGCAGGATGTACTTTAATAGGATTAAGAACCGTAGGAGGAATGTTTAAAGGATAAACATCAAACTACAAAACCAAACAATAAAAACGAGACAAAATGGAAATTTTAAACACAGTAAAATCCTGGGTATCAGGTATCAGCCAGTTATTAGTAACTTTAGTAGGGTTGGCAGTATTAGCAGAAGTTGCTTTTGGTCAATTCTTAGGTCAAGTGAGCGTGATTGACAACATTATTGAAGTTGTTACAAGATTTGGAGAAAGAGGCTTTATTGGTCTAGTTGCTTTAATAACAGTATTTCATTTTACTAATAAAAAGTAAAAGTTGATTAAAAAAATAAAAAGGAGCTTTTTAAGCTCCTTTTTTTATTGCACTATTCCAACATAAATATTCCAAGACTCATGCACTTTTTTAAATTTTTCAACAAAATATAAATAAGTTGGCTTAAAAGGTTCATGACTCATTACCATTCCTGCTTCTTCAGGTGTTTTATCTCCTTTTTTAACATTACAAGAACTGCAACAACTTACTAGATTAATCCAAGTGTTTGCTCCTCCTCTAGATTTTGGAAGAACGTGGTCTAAAGTTAAACTTTTGGCATCTCCTGATTTGTTACAGTATATACATTTATAATCATCTCTTCTAAAGATGTTTTGCCTTGATAAATGTACTTTTCTAAAAGGAACAGCCACATATCTTAAAAGTCTTATTACAGTAGGTCTTTTATATTTCTTTCTATCTGTTAAAATAGGTTTTTCTGCTATATGCTCTAATATTTCTGCCTTACCTTTGAATACTAAATTAAAACCTCTAATTAAAGTTGTTACGTTTATCGGCTGATAAGCGTTGTTTAATACTAATACTTGCATACCTAATCTTTTTTATAAATATATTATAGTTTTTACAGTTTTAAAAATTTTGTTGCGATTTCAAGATTCGAACTTGACAGGGGGATATCTCCCAAAAAGGCTCATGAGACCTTCCTTACACCATTATCGCAATTTTAGTAGCGGGGGCCAGAATCGAACTGACCAGAGTAAGCTTATGAGACTTTCATTGGACCACCATTCCCCGCATATATTTTACACTGTTGCGATGGAGAGAGTTGAACTCCCAGCCTCAGGGTTATGATTCCTGCGCTCTAACCAATTGAGCTACATCGCAATAAAGTAATGCTATGTGTGGCTCCATCGGTCTCTGCTCCTTTACCGCAGATTTAAACAACTGGGGCAGACATTGTACCACATACATATAGCATCACTAGTGGGAATGGATGGAATCGAACCATCGACACATGGATTTTCAGTCCATTGCTCTACCAACTGAGCTACATCCCCATTTGTAGGAGTAGAGGGATTCGAACCCCCGACATCTTGCATGTAAGGCAAGCGCTTCTAACCAACTGAGCTATACTCCTATGGCGACTCAGGCAGGGCTCGAACCTGCGACATTCTGATTAACAGTCAGATGCTCTAACCAACTGAGCTACTGAGTCTTTTGCGGTACGTATGGGATTTGAACCCATGACCTTCTGCGTGACAGGCAGACATCCTAGACCATACTAGACCAACGTACCATAATTGGGTAGGAAATGAGATTCGAACTCACGACCCTCGACACCACAAATCGATGCTCTAACCAACTGAGCTATTCCTACCATATATTATTATTTTAAAATATTATATTTTTTACACCATTTTCTAACTGCATTATCTGAAACACCATATTTATTTTCGAACTTTTGTAATTTGTCTCCCCGATAGGACTTGCACCTATTCTCTTCTGATTAAAAGTCAGAGGCTTCCCTTGGTAAGCTACGAGGAGATAGTGCGGAGAAAGAGAGATTCGAACTCTCGCAACATTTCTGTTGTACACCTTAGCAGGGTGCTGCATTACCGCTCTGCCATTTCTCCAATTATATTATTAAATCTATTAACACATAAGCATTAACATATTTTCCTTCTGTTATAAATTTTATTTCATTACTAGTATATCCTTTTTTTATAGCCATCTGTTCTAAGATATGATAATAGTCATCAAAAAATTCTTCAAAATCTTCTCTTTTAACTCTTTTTAAAAAAATTAATCTTTCTTCATCTGGTATTTCATTTATTCTTACTTTAGTCATAGCTCTTAGTTTTATTTTAGCGGAAAGCGGAGGAACCGACCCCCAGACAACTTAATGCCCTACAGTTTTCAAGACTGCCCGCCCCTCCAATGGAGCTGCTTCACTTTCCGTATTTTAATATTTTAAATAACACTTCATTCTTTTTTCACTTTCCACATTGGAACAAATCCTGCATATCCTTCATCTATAACATCTGCCCAATGGTCAAGATATCCATCTGCACCAAATTGTTGTTGACCTGGAGCTCGGAACTGTTGTCTTTTTTCATTCCATTGTACTATTCCGCCAAATCTTGCAACATTTTTTGCATCTTCTTCACAATCGTACCAAGCTCCATCTTCTAGTTCTTGTTTTTGAATTGCTTTTTTTAACAATTCCAAATCTCTCTCTCTAGTCCATTCGATACCTTTTACTCTCTCTTCACCGTTATACCTTTTTCTTTCATACTCTAAGATTTTATCAATCTTATCTTTATCTTTTATATCCTTTTCAAGCTTTTCTCTTTTATTTTTCCAAAACTCTTCTTCTTCCCACTCAATATAAATTTTTACTAGTTTTACAATTCTTTCATTTTGTTCTTTACCGTACCTAGCTCCATAATTTGCTTTTACTAATCTATCGTACCAATCTTTATATTTTCCTTTAAATTCCATTTTTCAATTTTTAAGCATAAAAAAACCCGAACAACTTTACTTGTTCGGGTGTGTATAACTTTAGTTATTTTATGCGCTTAACTTACATCATAGCACACCCTTTTAAATCCTGATTTATTATCATCATGACTCATCGTTGTATTTCCAAAGACTTTCGAATTGGAACAATAATTTGCGATATGTGTACTTGTAAGTTGCAAAATTTTTTTAATTTTTATTATTATTAAATATAATATATTTTTTTAAATCTGATACGAATATAAAATTTTATTTTTAATATTCAATACTTATAACGTATTTTTTTTAAAAATGTTACAAATTTTAAAGGTTAAACTTTTTCTATTCCTGGAAATTGCAATTTAGTTTTGGCTGTTTCTCCTAACTTATCTGGGTGGGCTAATTCGCCAATAGACTTGTGTGGGTCTAATATTCTTGCATTATCATAATGAAAAGCTTCCATAGCTTCATGTCTTAATATTAATTCTATTGCAAGCCACGCAGTCATTACTATAAATTTTTCTGTTGCATCGTTAGGAACAAACCATTCTCTGCCATAACCAGTACCAACTAATCCAGTGTTTGTATCTGGCCTCTGAAAAGATAGTGCGAAAGTGTTTCCATATTTTCCTAAGCTTGTAACTCTCCATCTCCACCCCATATCTATACATGATGGTGCCATTGATATTTTTGATAATATTTTTTCTATTTCTTCTTTTTTCATATTGCAAATATATAAATTTTTAAATATTTATTAAAATACATATAAAAATATGGATAAAATAGAAATAAGATATTTAGTTAGACAAGTTATAAAAGAAGTTTATTCTAACGTAGAAGAAGCAGGAGGTAGTCACGGAGATGCTAAAGAAATGGAAAAAGCAATCAAGTGGATTAAAAAAAACTTCCCAGATGTTGAATTTAAAAAAGCAAAAGATGGGCAAAAATTATGTCCGCCAAAAGATAAATCTGAAGAATGTTACACTATTCACAAAGGAGGTAAGGGAAGGTTTGACTTATATAGATTCTTATCAAGAGCTTATGGAATAACTAAAAAAGAAATAGAAGATGCAATAAGTTCTAATAGAAAAATTAACTTATTAGCTTTAGATTTTCCAACCATAAAATTAAATAAAAAAATATGGTATATAGACAAGGATAATGAAGAACTTATTCTAACAAGAAACGCTAATACAAAAAAATCATTTTATGATTTAGAAGAAGAAGACTTAGATAAAGTAATTGAAAAACTTTAAAAAAGCCTTCTATAATCTTCTAAAATTTGTGGTCCCACTTGGGCTCGAACCAAGGACTTTCTGATTATGAGTCAGATACTCTAACCAACTGAGTTATAGGACCTAATGGTGAACGAGGAAGGATTCGAACCTTCGACCGTCTGCTTAGCTTACCAACTATAGTTTTCACTACCGAAAATTCGTTTGTGGTCTGGACTTTATCTCAATCATATCACAAAGTGACTTAGACAACCCCCGTCAAGTCTCTACACCTTCCCGTTTGGGCTTGGCTCGGTATTACCATTTTAAAGGCTTCACCGAATTTGAGGGTTTGTGCACAATAGCGTTTCCACTATTTAGCTCCTATTTACGCTTAAAGGCAGATGCTCTATCCAGCTGAGCTACCCGTCCATTTAAATTACTTTTCCAACATTTCAAAGAACCTTCTCTTATCTAACGACAAATATATAACTTTATTACAAAAAATAAAATTATTTTTTTCTTCTTGTACTCTAGGAGGGGATTGAACCCTCACCTCCAACTTATAAGATTGGTGCTCTGACCACTGAGCTACTAGAGTGTTTTTTGTCGCAAAAACAGCTAATATTTACGACAAAAAAAAAGGTCTAGACAATTCTGCCCAGACCTTTTAGTATTTTTGATAACTCAAATTTATACAATATCTAGACAGGGACAAGACTCTATTCTTATCCTTCTAATTATTGATATTGAGTTATACTTTTTCATTTGTGAATTTAAATATACAAAAAAAAATTAAAATACAAATATTAATTATATAAAACTTTTACTAAGTCGTTAAATATGCTACCATCACTTACTTCAACTTCTTGTTCAAACTCTTTACCATCAAGCACTTTAGATAATATAGATGATTTTTGATTTAAAAGCTTATCTATATCTTCGTCAATTGTATCTTGACATATTAATCTAATAATTTGCACTTTATCAGCTGTAGATGATGCTCTATGTATTCTATCTTCTGCCTGTTCTCTATCTGCAGGTGTCCAAGGTTGGTCAATAAATATAGATATGCTTGCAGAAGTTAGCGTAATACCAACACCAGCTGCCCCAATAGTTCCAGAGAAAACTTTTACATTATCATCATTCATAAAACTTTCTACAGCTTCATCTTTTTTGTTTGCATTTATATCTCCATTAAATACTACTGCAGCATCACCGAATTTTTCAGCAACTTTATAAGAAACGTCTTTGTACTGAGAGAATACAACAACTTTTTCATCACCATCAATAATGTCCTGAATAAAATCAAAAGCTCTTTTCATTTTTATCTCAGAAGTGAACTGTTTAAGTTTTTGAATTCTTGTTAAATGATTCATTCTATTATCTTCTTCTGGTACATCTTGTTCTTGCTCTTCTTTTATTCCTTTTTTTATTTTGTTATACTCCCTCATTTCAATAGGGCTTAACTCAACAGGTATCGCAGTATATGTTTTTGGAGGAAGATGTTTTAGAATGTCTTTTTTTAACCTTCTTAAAAAGAAAGGCGATATTTTCTCAAAAAGTTCATCAAGATTTGAAGCGCCATTATAGTCCCATCCAAAGTTATTTTTTTCAGCGGCACAATATTTTATTCCAAATGAGTGTGCATTACTCCATTCTTCTGGGTATAAGAAGTTAAGTAAAGAGAAAAACTCATAAGGTCTACTTTTAATTGCTGTACCTGTTAGAAGTAATTTACTTGGTATATCTTTTAAGTTTTTCTTGGCTAACTTAGTTCTATCTGCAGAGTTGTTCTTGATATAGTGAGCTTCATCCATTATAAGAATTTCATAGTCACTTGGATTTAATGTAATTCCATCTTTATCTGGTTTAAATGTTATATTCTTTGTTGCTCGAGAAGCTACCATATTTCTAACTCCACAATTAGGGCACACTTTATCCTTATATCTTTTTTTGTCATTTTTCTCAGCCCAACCACAAAATACGTTTTTGCACTTGTGAGACATTTCTATAGTTATGTAAGTATCAAAAGAACTATAGCTTATTATATGAAACATTGACTCTTCTTTTGAATAATTAACTTTACCAGACTTTTTTGTTGGTTTCCATTTATATACAAAAGCTTTTTCATTTGTAAAGTTCAATATTTCTTTTCTCCAGTTAAGCCTTAAGTTTGCTGGGCATACTACTAAAGTCTTTTTTCTTTTCCAAGCAGCATAAGTCATAGCGGAGGCTGTTTTACCAACTCCTGGCTGGTCTCCGAGTAACGATTTACCATTACATGTATCAAAAAATATTGCAGCTTGTTTTTGATATTCATAAGGCTCTATTTTCATAAAAGAAAAATCAACCTTTGAAGTGTCTATTTTTTGAGATTTTAAAGATAAAGCTTTTAGCAGTGACTCTTGCCTTTTTACGAATGCAAGCCTCAATTCTTCAACTTCTTCTTTTGATAAGTTTGTGAATTTGAAGGGTATTCCATTATCTTTAATAAAGCCTATAACTTTTCCTATATAACTTTCAGAAACTATACGATGCCAACTTTCATACCCAGTACCATCAGGATTTTGAATATAGTCTACTTTTACCTGTCTTTGGTCGTCTGGGAATGCTTTTATAAAGTCGCTTAAATTCTTTCTATAGTTGTATTCTACTTTATAGTTAGACCTGAGCTTAGTTATTGTTACTGTATTATTTGACATAATATGCAATTTAAGCAAAAAAAAGAAAAAATCATATATTTATTATATAAATACTATAAGTAATAACACAATGAAAATTACTAAATCAGAATTGAAAGAATTAATAAAAGAGTCAGTGGCTAAATTTCAAAAAAAAGAAATTTTAGAAAATAGAGTTAAAGAGATTAATGCTAAAATAAAATTTCTAAATGAAGATGAAGTTGCAATGCAGGATGTGGAAGTTTCTACAGAAGAAAAAGGAAATATTTTTGATACTAAGCTTGGCGAAATTTTAATATTAAACTTTGAAGGAAGAACTTTAAAGTTGAAAAGAGTTTGGGATGCGTTATTTCTTGTTACAGATGGATTTGAAAGTACACACCTAAATACAGGTGACTATGTAGAAATGCAAGGAAATCCTGATTTAAATGCTGGTAGAGAATATACATTTAAAGTTTATAAACCAACAAGAGACGTAGAAACTAGCGCTTTACAAAGTTGGAAAGTTGTTAAAAATTAATACATAAATCCTTAGTACGTCTGATTAATATTTTAGGTATTGTCGGGAGCGCAAAACGTACTTATGGTAGTATAACAAAAAAGCCCCTTTTGGGGCTTTTTGTTTTTTGCGGACTTTTTATTAAAGACCAGCTAATCTTTTCATTCTATCACTGCTTTCTTTTATTACTTTTTGTCTTCCTAGTTTTGTTCTAGATTCTGATAAAGGTGCTTCAGCTTCTTCTGTATCTCCTTCTATCTCTCCTTCTACATCTCCTAACTCTCCTTCTTCAGGCGGAATAGGCTCTTCTCCTCCAACTTCTCCACTCTCCTCTTCATCAGCTAATATAGCTTTGTTTAAATTTTCATACCATATATTATAGATATTGTCTATCATAGATATGATATTTTTGTTATCTTCATTTACTTGAAATACAGCCTCCAAAACTTTAAATCCATTTATTAGAGAAAAAGACCAGTGAATATAATAATCTTTTTCTAACTGAACTTTACCAGACCAAATAGCATCTTTTACTGGGCTGAACCATGCTTTGAAATTTTCTTCTCCATTTTCATCCTTATCAAAAACAACAGTATATTTTCCTATTTTTTCTTCAAACTGTTTTTTTAATTCGTTTATTTCTGCTTGTGTTATTTTCGCTGCCATGTTTATTTTTTTTCTTTTTTTCCAAATAATATTTCATCTAATTCTTCTTCTGATAAATTGGTTTGAAAATTATTAGATACGTTCATTTCTTCTTCTTTTTCTACAGTTTTACTTTCAGGTTCTCTTAGTGGTTTGCCTGAAAAAACTTTTGAAACTTCAATGTCTATTAATTTTTCTAAATCTTCTTTGTTCATTTTAAATATTATTTACCCAAAAGCTTTTTTTCTCCCAAAAGAATTTATATTGTTTAATCATCATATCTCTAACAATATCTCTAACATCTTCTTTATTAAGAGTTTTTTTCATAGCTCTTTCCAGCTCATCCTTAACTATTTTTTTTACTTGAGTTTTGGTTAGCTCTTTTCCAGTAGATTCAGATATTACAATAAATCCTTTCATATATAATAAATATGAAATAAAAAAACAATTATTATAAGCTTAGAAGCATATCTAGCAATTCTGGTTGTGGAAACATATCTACTTTGTCTTTACGAGTATTTGTGTGTGTCCACATACCTTTTACTTTTCCATAATATGCATCTTCATTAAATTCAAAACCAGCAGCTCCTTTTGCTCTTACCTCTTCAACAAGACCAGCTCTAACATCTATATTGTCTCTCTCTGCAATATAAAGAATCCATTTACGTAAAACTTCTATTTGTGTATCTGAATATCTATGCCAAGTTTTGTGACCTCTAAACGATTCTGGTAAAGTAACTATTTCAGAATCTGCAACGGAAGTTCCTGCATATGTTTTCCCATCTTTAACATAACCAAAATTACACACTTCTATTCCTACTGAATGAGTGTGCATGTGTTGAGAACCGTTTTTGCCTAAATGCCAACCATAAGCACCTTCAGGAAAACATTGTAGCAATTTTCCATCGTATTTAGTATCATTTCCTTTTACTGACTGTCCACCTAAAACAAATTCAGTAGCTACAGCACCTCTAGAATCTCTACCCCAAGAATCTATAACTTTGTATGGATTATGCCAACCAGCTGTGTGGTGTAAAAATAAGTACTCTTTATTTGTTGGTCCATTTTTATATTCTCCTTTTGGCAAAAAGTATTGCTCAATAACTAAACCTTCTGGTAGCTCAATAAATCTTTCTGAATTATCTGTTGTAACCAGCTCATCAAGACCCATAGCTGACCAAGTTTTTGAACCCACAATTCCATCTGCAACCAAGTTGTTGTTTGATTGCCAAGATTTAACAGCAGCTTCAGTTCCTTTTCCAAAAATACCATCAGCTCCTATTTTTAGAAATTCTTGAAGTAATTTAACTTCTTGTCCTTTGCTTCCTTTTTTTAGTAACATTTTATTTATTTATTTGTTTATTTGTTTTAGCACCTTTTTGCACTAACATTATCTTATGTTTTTATTCGGCGAAATTATGCCAGACATTTCTCTCATTTTATTTTTATAACCTTCAAACAATTTCCCGTTAGATATCATTGAGCTATTAACTTTTTGAATGTGCTCATTAATTTCTTTTGAAAAATTGATTAAATGATGTTTTTTAAAGTCTTCAATAAAATCATAGTCATTTACACTTTTTGAAAGTTGTTCTATAAATTTATTACTAGTATTATCAGAGTAAAATTTTGACTCGTTGAGATTTTGTTTGTTATTTTTTAATATTTTAAAATTTATAATATTATCATTAACCCAGCCTTTTAATGTGTATTTATCATTAGTAAAATCATCTTTATATGCTATTTCAACTATAACTAGAGATTTGTCTTTTATTAACTCTGTGCTTATTTTGTAATTTGAATTTGACATTACTTATCTAAAGTTAATTTATAAGTTTTTCCGTCAATTTTAACTTTGTTTCTTCCTACAACTTCTGCTTTTTTTACATTTTTACTTTCTATTATTAATCCTCCGCTTGATTTAGAAAACTCTAAAAGAACAGATTTTATCATTTTTTTAGAAACTTCTTTTGAAATACTAACTATTTTTTCTTCAAGTTCAGATTCTGTTAAACTTGTTGATGCAACTTCTTGATTGTAAACATTATTTTGAACTTCTTGCTGTTTTTGTCTAAGCCTTTGTTGTAGTTTAGCTCTAGTATCTACACTTGTAGGTCCAAAATCTCCAACCTCAGAAGAGTCATTGTAGCTACTGCTGCTTGGTGTAGAATCTCCGAACATCATACTTTCAATCATTGAAGCTTGTGAATTTGATTTTGGAGCAAAAGATTGTAAGCTAGGTGATTCTGAAGGTTTTTCATTAGGATTTTTTCCAACTTTTGGAACTGGTATTGAACTTGGAAAAGCAGAAGTTTTTTCTGACTTTTCTATAAATTTTGCAAAATTACCTCTTAAGCCTCCATTTCTTATTTCATCTAATTTAGCAGCTTTTTCTGGGTCTGAAGGTTTGCTTTGCGGGTTTGCAATAGGTTCCATTGGAGTTGGTATTCCCATCTCTTTAAATCTTTCTAACATTTCTTTTTTAACGTTTCCTTTATCGCTCATAATTATTATTTTTAATCTATATCTGAATTTATGTCAACATTCTCTAAATCTTCTGTTTCTATAATGCTTTCATTTTCAAATGAGTCTGATTCTAATTCATCTTCATAAGAAAATTCTTTTTTAGTTTTTTCTTCTTTATCAGTTATTAGGGTAACATCTTTAACTACCCAACCATAAATAGTCTCAATCTTATTATTATTGATTAATTCTTCAAACTTTTCAATTTCTTTTTCATACATGTTTGCTTTTATTGTTAGTATAGGTCCAACTCTACTATCTTTTCTAAATTTTATCTTTTTATTAATCTGTTCAAACATTATACTTTTAAACTCTATATAACTTTGTTGCTCCAGCTCTTGATAAGTTACAGTATATCCATAAAATTCTTCGAACTCATTAGCTGAACCTTTGTATCCTAAATCAATTAGAATTGTTTTTGTGTTTTTTCTATCTGGTCTCATATAAGAATATTTCTACTTTTTCATTTTTTTCGTCCCACCATGCATAAAATTTAGGGTATATATTTTTTTCGTTTATAAAAAAAGAATCTATCTCTTTATCTATTTTTATTTTTTCAAATTTATTCCCCAAACTTTTTATCTCATTTAATATATATGTGTCTTTAGTATTAATTTGATTTAATTCTTTTTTTGAATTATAAAAATCATTTTTCAGACCCTTTTTTATATTATAAGAAAACTCTTTTTGGTTTTTTATTATTTGAGTTCTAGAGTGCATTGCCCTTACAATTTAATTTAATAATCATAAAAGTAAAGTTTACTAATATTTATATTAAATATATATTTAAATAGTTTGAATTTATCAGAAACATATAAATCAAGACTTGCTGTATTGGGCGGTATTTTAGAAGAAAAAAAGTCTAGAGCAGAATACGAATATCAAGTAAGAGATATAGGTGGAGATACTTACTATAAAAGAGAAAAAGGTTCTAAAGTTTGGAGTTTTACTAATGAAGTAGATTTTTTAAAAAATTCTAAAAAATCAAATATTGTAAAGTGGGAAAAACCTAAGGAGAAAAAGGGTCCAAAAATAAGACAGATAGAAGTAAACCAAAATATAAACTATAAAGAACACCCTTTAAAAGTATATAAAACATATTTAGAAAACTTGTGCCCATCTAACTTTAGCGTTAAAATAGAAGATGGATATATTAAAATCGAATATAAAGAAGAATGAAATATATCAGAAACATAGTTAGGGAAGTAATGTTAGAAGTTTTCTTAGAAGAAACTTATTTAGAGGAAGAAGATTTAGAATCTTCAGAAGTAGAAGAAGCTTGGAGTAAAAAATATAAAGATTCCATAAATTGTAATAATCCTAAAGGATTTAGTCAAAGAGCACATTGTCAATCTAAGAAAAAGTCAAAATCAGTTAATGAAAATGTTGGGCCTGGACCGGGTTCTCCAACAAAAGCTTCTACTATATATACAGATATATTTAATAGAATATTTCAAAATCCAGACTTTAATAAACACTATGACCCAGACAATGGTATTTTTTGGTTTGATGATGAATATGAAGATAGAGTTGGAAATATATTTACTCCTACTGAAATAACAAAAAAGTCTAAAGATTATAGGAAAATGAAAAAGTTACAAAATTGGAAAAAATTTAAACGTAACGGAAGATTATAGACTATTTACTATTATAAAAATAATATTGTGAACGATTTTATTAAAAAAACATTTTTATCTGAATTATATCAAATTGATATTTTAAAAGAATCAAAAACTTTAATTAGTGAGAATTTAAAATATCATTTAGACAATAAAATAAATGTGTCTAATAGCGTTTTTAGATATTCTTCTCAAAGTCATTTAGATTTAATAAATGAAGTAAGAAATTTATTTGAAAAAGACTTAATTTATTTGTGTAAAGATGATGAAGAAATAATAAAAACTGATGCTGGTAAAGTTGATTTTTTTGAGGGTAAAATGGTGTTTTTAGATTTACCATTTCCAGAGATTGAAGAAGAAACTATTAGTGAAGCAAAATATAAAGGTAAAAAGGTAAAATTAGGCAAACCATCAAGAGGTGGCTCTAAGAAGTTTTATGTTTATGTAAGAGACCCTAAAACAAAAAAAATAGTTAAAGTTTCTTTTGGAGCTAAAGATGGAGGAAGAAATTTGGCAGTAAAGCTTAAAGACCCAAAAGCAAGAAAAAGATTTGCAGATAGACACAATTGTGAAAGTAAAAACGATAAAACAACTCCTGGTTACTGGTCTTGTAGACTTCCAAGATATGCTAAGATGTTAGGATTAAGCGGTGGAGGAAAATGGTGGTAAAAATTAAAAACTATGACTTTAAACGATTTTTTAAGAATGACAATGTTGATGGGTGTAGAAAAAGTTGCTGGCGGCCCATTAGAAGTTATGTTAGATTGTTTATGGCCTGAGTCTGAAAAAGATATTTGGGGCGAAATAAAACAACAAGTAGAACAGCTTATTGATGAAAAAATAAGCGATTTAGTTTATCAACAAGTTTCTGAAGATTTAACAGGTTTAAATAATAATCTTAGTGAATACATCTGGTCTCTTAATAGTGGAGATACTATTTCTTATACTGAACAAAAATGGAATGAGTTAGATTCTGATATAATGCAGCAATTGCCTCATTTTCAATCAGAAGGATATGAACTTTTATTACTGCCTTTATTCTCTCAAATGGCAAATATGCATATTGCAATACTTAGAGATGGTGTTTTAAATGGGAAAAATTGGAATTGGGGTGAAGAAACTATTAATCATGTACAAGAGAGATTGACAAATACAATTAATGATTACAGTGGTTATACTATGTCAACATATAACGATTACTATAATGATTTAGCAAACAAAACAAAACAAAACCAACATAAAACAGAACCTTTTAATACTCTTAATAACTTTGTTAGGGGAATGACTGGTCCTGTATTAGATTTTGTTGATGTTTGGCCTTATTATGATTGTAGCGTTTATCCTGATATGGACTCCTCTATTATACCGCCACCAAGAGAAATCTATTCTAATGCTGTTGGCACTTCAGATGACAATCCTTTTAAAATTGTGGATACACCTGAAGGTTTCCCTAGAACAATAAAATTATGGCATGGAAACATGATAGACTCAATGGAGGTTATCTACGATGAAGGTATGGGGCCTGATGGAACAACAACATCAGGTAGAATTGGCGGTCCTAATGGTGGAGCAGAACCAATAGTGATTGACATAGCTGAAGGCGATTACATAACTGAGGTACAAGTTGCTGAATATAGTGGTTGTATAAATAGTTTACTTTTTAAACTTCAAAGTGATGGTCAATGGTATGGTTATGGTGGAGGACCTCACTTTTCTTATGCAAATAGAGTTTTATCATCAATAAGCATTATGGGAATGAGTAAGTTTTGTGGAACAGTTGATTGTGTTGTTCTTGGTTTTAAATTAGACCCAAATTATGACCCTGACACTTATTATGATAATATTTAATTAATGATATGAGTTTTTTAAAAGAAATAGAATGTCCAAATTGTAGTTGGAGCTGGGAGGTAGAAAAGTCAGACGACAAGCCTTACTTATGTCATAAATGTGGTTATGATTCAAACTTAAAAGACTTTGATATGATTTCTTTAAATAAGTGGAAAGAAGAAAATCAATTTACTGTTGAAGATGATACAACAATTAAAAATGTAATTGGTAGTAATTTGCCTCTTGTTTTTGATTTTAGTTCCAAAAACACAAACTCTAAAGTAGATACTGGGGCGGTAACTAACTCTATTCATTGTACTAACTTTTATGTTAAAGATGGCGTTTTGAATTGTATGTTGTTAGACCATCCAGAAGAAATAACTTTCGATGATTATAAAATAAAAACTGTTAAAAGCTCAAATGGTATAAAAAATAAAAGATATTGTGTTGTTTTAAAGTTTAATATAGGAGATAATAATTATGAATCTGAATTTACATTAAACAATAGGTCTAATATGGAATATCCTGTTTTAATTGGTAAAAACTTTTTAAATGATAATAATTTTTTAGTAGATGTTAGTAAACCTTATTCTGAACAAAAGGATGAAAAATATATAGTTAGAACTTTTTATGAATCAACAGATGATATTGAATTGGTTTGGCATAGAGATAGGGAGGATAGAATAGTTTTTCCTTTACATGAAACTGATTGGAAAATACAATTTGACAATAACGTTCCTCAAAGTATAGAGCCAGAAAATCCTATTCTTATAGAGTCTGGTAGATATCATAGAATAATTAAAGGAAATAAAGATTTAAAGTTAAAAATATATAAAACAAATTTAGAAGATAAATCAAATATTAGTAATGTAATATATGAAACTTTAAGGGCTTTTATAGAAAATGAAGAATTGCTAAATGAGCGTAAAAAAAGAGCAAAATCAGAAAGAAGCGCTTCAGGAAAAAAAGTGCCTGCAAAATATTTAACAAAAAATAAATCTGCAATGAAAAAAGAGATAGATAAATATTCTGGTAAGGATGTTTATAAGTCTCAATGGGATGCAGACTATAAATCTGGTAAGGGTGGACTAGGAAAAAGATATAAAACAAAAGAATCTGCAGCTACTAAAGCTTACAAAAAAATGTATGGAGAATCTGAAGAGTTAGATGAAAACAAAAAGTCTTCTACCGATAAAACTCTTGCTAACAAAGCAAAAGCTTCTGGTATATCTAAAACAATTTTAAAGCAAGTTCACAGTAGAGGTATGGCAGCTTGGAATTCAGGTCACAGACCCGGAACTCCTCAAAGTGCTTGGGCTATGGGTAGAGTAAACTCATTTATAACGGGTAGTGGTGGAGCAAGAAAAGCAGATGCTGATTTGTGGGCAAAAGCAAAAAAATCAAAAGCAAGAAAATCAAAATCTAAAAAGAAAAAATAGTTTGTTACTTTCTGAGTCTTATAAAAATAGAATAAAAAAGTTGGCTGGTATTATAGTCGAAGAAGTAGATAACAATACTGCTTTTGCTCTTAGCGATTCTAGAACTTCTTTTAATATAGATTTAATGACTCAAGCTATAATAGAAGGAAGAGAAGTTGGAATTCTATACAAAGGAGATGAAATGAAAGCTCCTTCTGGAAAATATAGACTTATATATCCTGTTGCTATGGGAATTTCAAAAGCTGGAAATCGTGTCATTAGAGCGATACATAAAGTTGGACAATCAGAATCTAAAGCGCAAGAAACTGGTGTTCGTAGTGCTGAAGCTAAAAATGTTTGGAGACTATTCAAAGAAGATAACATAAAAGGAATGTGGCTTACTGGTAACTTTTTTCAAGGCCCACTAAATGGATATAGCCCTAACGATAAAGGTATGTTAACAGTAGAAGTTTCTACTGACCTATCTAAAGTCAAAAAGTTTCAAGAAGACTTGTTTAGAAAACAAAAAGAAGAAGGAGAAAGGCAATCTCAACTAAAAAGATTTAGAGATTCAAACGAAAGACCTTTAGAACAACCTATACAAAATCCAGAAACTAGGATTGGAACAGAAGATAGCGAAGAACAATAACTTAAGTAACTATATCAAAAACAGAAACTCCAGCTTTAGGGTTTTCTTCTAAATCTTCTTCACTTAATCCAGATTGACTTTTTTGAACTTGGATTATATTGTCTACAAAATCTTTTATTTCATTTTTATGAGTTATAATCCAGGTATTTCTATATTTGTTTTTTAAGTAAGAGAAAACAGAATCCATAGCGATTGCTAAATCTTCATCTAAAGACCCAAAACCTTCATCTATTATGCATAAAGAGGGCTTTGTTAAAGAACTTACAAAATGTAAAGAATCTCTAATTGCAACACTTCCAATAAATTTTTGAGCACCTGAAGCCATAGACATTGTTATTCCATCCTTTTCCATAGAATTAAAATAAAAGAACTCTTTTATATCTCCATTTGACCTTATTATAAGTTCTATCTTGAAATCAACTAAACTTTTTAATATGTTATTTATTTTTTGATTTATTATAGGAAGTTTTTTTCTTATTATTCTAGCTGGTATCCCATCTCTATGAACTGCTTGTAAATATATTGCGTACTTACTATAAGCTTTTTCTGCATTTCTTATTGAATTTAGCTTATTTGTAAAATTTTCTATGTTATTTTCTGATACTTTTATTGTACTTTTTGATTCTGTTATCTTTTCGTTCAATTGGTTTAACCTTAATTTACAACCTTTTATTTCAAAATTATAACCTTTTATTTCTTCATTAATTTCTTTATTTTTTTCAATAGAATTTTTATTTGATTCTAGAATTTTAATTTCTTTTTCTATATTTTCTATTTCTGAACCATTTGACAACAAAAGCTTTCTTAAACTTTCTAGTTTTTTGCTGTTTTCCACAACTAAAGAGTTGTGTTTTTTGATTTTTTCTACGTTTTTAGATAATTCTAAGCTATTTTTTAGTTCATCTATAGTATTTTTTCTTGACTGAAGAGAGTTTTTTAAAGAACCTAGCTTTATTTCCTGTTTGTCATATAAGTTATTGTGAACTTGTGCATTTTTTGCAATAGTTAACAACTCTTTTTGAGCTTTTAGTGCAACATTACCTCTTTCTATGTCTTTTTTACACTGATTTTCAAGTTCTGGGTCGGCTTTTTGCTCTACATTTCCACATGTAGGACATTTTTTGCCTTTTGAAATTAAAAGCTTATCATTTAGACCTTTTATTGCAGTTTCAATTTTAGATATTGTTTGATTTATAGGCTCTGTATCGCTTTCTTCCTTTTTTGAGTTGCTTTTTATCCATTTATCTAATGAAACATACTCTTTTTTTTCGTTTTCAAACAGTTTTCTTTCAGAATTTAAAGAATCTTCTATATTTTTTGTACTTAAATTAGAATTTTCTGGTAATTCTTTCTTAAAGTTTTCAGAAACCCAAACTTCTAATTTAGATATACTTTGTTCTGTAGAATTATTTACAACTTTAAGAGAATCAATTTTAGACTTAGCAGACTCTTCTGTTTTGTAGGTAGTTTCTTCTACTTTTATAAGTTTTTTAGTCAGTTCTATAACTTTATTTTGGTGATTATCTACTTCCTTCTCTACTTCTATTTTTTCTTTTTTAAAATCTTCAATTAATTTAGAGTGTTCTTTAATTTCTTTTTCTTGACTCTTTATGTCTTCCTCTATATCTTTTGGGTTTCCTAAAGCTTTTTGTTTTGATTTTATATCGTTAAAAACTTTTTTAGCGTAATCATATCTATCTCTGAAAATTTCTAATCCTAGATACTTATTTATTAAATCGTTTTTAGGCTGCTGACTCATTTCTAAGAAATTGCCAGCTCCTCCTTGAGCTTGCAAAACTGTCTTAGTAAAATCTTCAAAAGTCCCTATTGATTCAACTATAATATTGCTTCTTTCTTTTTTTTCAGTTGCAGCTTTTTCTGAATCTACATTTTCCCATAAAATTTCTCCTTCTTCTGATGTAACTTGTTTTTTATATTCTACTCCATAAGAAACGTCAGGAGTTCCATCTTTTTTTGTCCTTACTTTTACCGTTCTTTCTATATAATACTTTTGAGAGTCTATTGTCAAATATATTCGACCACCAGCTTTGTTATTTTTGGTGTACATATTAACTAGTCTATAAGGTTCTCCATCTCCTAGTATTTTTCTATAGGCTATCCAAATGAATGCTCTAATTAAATTAGTTTTTCCATTAAAGTTTTTACCAAAAATCCCAGTTATCCCAGTTAATTTATTAAAATCAAAAGTTACAGGATTTTCTTGAAAAGAAAATAAGTTCCACACAACCAATTTATCTAAATACCATTTTTTACCTTTAACAGATATATAATTTAATTCTTTATCTATATTTCTAGACAATTCGATAACTTCATCTTCATTCTCATACTCACTATTATCTACAAACTCTTTTAATAAACCTTCAAACTCTTCTGTGTTTGAATAATCAATTGATTCATCTATCTCTATACCTTCAATTTCCTCGGTTTTATCCAAATAATTACTATCTACTGATATTGTTTGACATCCATATTTAGATTTTATTAACTTTTCTATTTGCCTTTCTTTTTCTACAGAGTATTCTTCTTCAAAGCATTCCCAAGAAACTTCAACCTTTGTTTTTGTGGGGTCATTAGATAATATTAGGTCATTTATTCTTTCTTCTATTAATTCACCTCTAGATATATTTAATTTAGAGAATCCATAATCATTTGGTACGTCTATTTTAGTAAAAGAACATTTATCTAAATCCCAAATCAAATAACCTTTATTCATTGATTCACCAAAACCTTGCTGAATTAAACTTCCACTGTAAGCTATAGATTCTTTGTTTGTATTTTTTGGACAAAATGCTTGATGTTCATGTATATCTCCAAGCAGTACTATATCAAAATTGTTAAATACAGATAAGCGCATTAACTCTTCTCCTTTTAGTTCATGCCCATTATCTCCTCTACAACCATATACTGGTCCGTGATATAATGCTATATATTTTTTGTTAGGCTCTTTCTTTGTTAGGGATATTATTTCATTGTCTAAACACGAATATATACCATAAACTAAATCTTCTTCTATTTCATAAAACCCACTTTCTTTAAAGAAGTATATTCCAAAATTTTCTCCTTTATGTTCTGGTATTTTGGAGTTTTCTTTAGTTATATAATATCCATTTTTTAGAAGTTTTATAATCGGGTCTACAGCATTTCCTTGAGATAAGGATTGTAAATTTAAATCATGATTTCCTAACAAAATATCTACAGGAGCTATTTGAGAAAGTTCTTCTATAAATTCACCAGCTAAAATAACAGCATTTGGAGAAAGTGTAATTTTTATGTGAAACAAATCTCCAGTTAAAACAATTCTTCTAGGTTTTTGAATTTTTAATTTATCAATAGTCTTGCTAAACACCTGTCTATACTCTTCGTGTCTGCTTCCATATCTAACATGAATATCAGATATGTGTGCTATACTATTTTTTATATTTATTTTAATATTACTATCCATTCCTAACTTACTAGTTTTGGTCTTTTAAAATTTCTTTTTTCATCTGCTCCCAATCAGACTTCAACTTTTTCTCATCTAAATAATGATTTTTATTGTTTTTTTCTTTGAGAGCTAATTTTTTAAAAATATATTGAAAATCAATTTTTCTACAAGTTTTTAAAAGTTCTATTGTAGCTTCTTTTCCATTAGATTTAACAAACTCATCTATATCATCTTTTATTTCAACAAAATAAACATCTAAACCATAAGATGTTAATTGATTGTATAAAGAAATACTATCATATAAAGCATCTTCATCTAAACACAATATAACTCTAGTATTATGTTCTTTCAACTTGTTAATTATAAATTCTGAAGGAACTTTCCCCAACATTGGAATCGCATTATAAAGATGAATCATATCAAAAACTCCTTCAACTAATATAACTGGCAAATCGAAATTAATGTTTTTAGAGTTGAATATAATTTCTGTTCTAGCCACTTCTTCTTTTGGAGGTCCCATATAATTAGGTTTGATGAAATCATAATAAGAACGACCAACATAATAGTTTACTTTTCCATGCTCATTGTATGAAGGGAAAATAATTCTATACTTTCTGTTTCCTGTATTTTCAGTATAACCTATATTATATTTTTTTATTAAATCCCAAGTTAAGCCTCTTTGACCTTTTTTATTTCCTGTTGCATACATTACAGCAGATTTGTAATATTTACTATTGCTTTTTTTCGTTAAAGGTTTGAATCCTTCTGGTAAACTACAGGTTATTAGCTCGTTATACTCTTTAGGTTTATTGTTTGATTTTTTATAAGACTTTTTAGGGAGTACTGAGTTTATTCTTTCTAAATCTTCATTATTGCCATAGTCTTCAGCTATTTTATGTACTGTTCCACTATATTTACATTTCCAACAATGAAATATATTGTTTTTAGAATTATAAGCAAGATTGTACTTATCGCTATCTTGTCTACAAATTTTTGATTTACAATTAAATTCGTACTCTTTAAGATTTTCACCCTCTTTTTTGGGGCTTCCTAAAACCTTAGTTAAGATGTTTAAAATTATTTGAGAAGTATTATTCACTTATTGCATATTGCATTTAGTATACAAATATAAATAAATAAGAAACAATCTACAAGTAATTGTTAAAACAAATGACTAATTGTTAATATTAATTTTTAGAAGTATTTTTTTCAGTTGTTCTTCTTGTTATAATATCGCACAAACCACAAACGTAAGCATCTGTCATATCAAAATTTTCCTGAATTAATTTGTGAGTTCTTTTTGAATATTTCCAATTAATTTGAGGCTCTCTTTCAACCACCTTCTCCCAAATCATATATTTTTTATTTGGAGCGCTTTGAGGTATTACTAAACTAGGAAATACCATTTTTCTTGCTGTATTTACATTGTAATATCTTGGCTCTACATTAAACTTTTTATACATATATCCACTAATCATAGCGTTCATCATTGTTAACTTTTGAATAGTGTCTGCATTAGAAAATTTTCCTTTAAACTTTTTTAAAGGCTCTTCTATAGATATGTGTTTTATTTTACTTTCTCCATCTTCTAAATTAAGAGCTTCACTTAATTTGTCAATATGATTTATAAAATCATCTAACCTTTCAAATAAAGTTGTTTTTTGTTTAAATTTTATATATTCAAGATTGCAAATTTTATCTTCACTATTAAATAAAGCTATTCCTACTACTGTTGTTGATATGTCTAATCCTAATGTCATTTTTTTATTTTTTAAAATACATTTTTGTAAAAAAAAGTAAATAAAAAAGCCCGAAAATAATTCGGGCTTTAAACATTACAATTTATAACTTCTACATTTCTAAGTTTATTTCAAAAGTTATGGCATTAACATAGTTTTTCTCAACTGGTTCACTTAATTTTGCCACAGCTATCAATTCTCCAAACGGATTATATAATCCAACTTCCGTTACATATATAGAATCAAAATTGACAAAACCTTCTTCACTTTCTATTTGAGCTAAAGCTTTATCGGAATCCCAAGTTTTATTGTTAGATATATAAAATTCTTGTGGTAAAGCTAAGCAAACTGAAGTCATTTTAAATGATGTATCTATATCTTTAAAAGACAACAAAGAGCCTTCAGAAGTTAAATCAGATAAATTACTCCCAGTAAAATGTATTTTTGTTTTACTACCTACATTAAAATCATCAACATAAGCTGAACCGTCTGCCGTAAAGCCAGAAGTCCAAGGAAAATTATTTACAATTTGAGGGTGAGTTATAACAACATATCCTTTATCTAAAACTGCAAAACCACAAGGTATATCATAATTGTAACCACTTCTATTGTCAGGATAACCAGCATCAACAGTAACTGCATAATTTGCACTGGCTCTTTGGTCGGTGTTATAAAAATCTCTTATTTCTGTATAAGAAACAGCCCCAGGTCTATCTTTATATTCTCCAGTAGGGTCCCAAGATGTGTTAGTTGAATTATCTATTGCTTCATCTAATTCATTTCTAGTTTTACCAGTATATGGCTTGTTAATATCATCAGAGAATAAAAATACTACATTGTCTCCTATAAGAATGTTTGATTCAGACTTTAAAGCTTTCTCAGCACTATAAGTACTAGATATTAATGTAACTCCTGATAGAGCATTAGGATTTGTACTTCCACTAACAGGAACTCTAAAATTAATAGTTTGACCGTCTATAAACTCACTATATTCACTAGCTGGTATAGGAGTTATTATAATTTGGTCAACGTTTAACTGTTGAATTTCTGGGAATATTTTAGACATATCACTAGTTGTCGGAAGTGCTGATGTCTTATATGGCAAATTAAAGGACATAAAATAATTCCCTTTATTATTAGTTAAATCATCTCTGTCACATAATGTGTATACCAATTCAGTCTCTGACATAGCTTTTATTCGAGAACTTTCTCGTTGAAGAGCTACATATGAGTCTACTTTTTTTGTGAATCTAGAATCTGCAATCATTTTTTTATTATTTAATTATTTATTTATCTTGTTACAAGAGGAACGGCCCCAGGTCTTGATGCTAGAGGTCTAATAATGCTTCTAGTATATTTAAAATTTAATGAGAAAGTTCCTAAATCTCCATTTCCTATCATGTCTCTAGATGGATTTCCATAAAATTGGAAGTTAATAGTTTTACTTCTTGTTGAGCCAGTCGTACTTGTAACTACTTTTCCTTCTTTTGTTGTGTCTATCCAATTTATAAGAGCTTGTCTTAGTCCTTCGTCAAAGTTGCTCATTACTGTCCAATCATTATAAACAACATTTTGATTTGCATCATAAACAACTTGTTCCACTGGTGGCTTATCATTTAAAGCAGGTATAGGCCCTAATCTTTTAGTTCTAGGTGTAGGACTAAAGTCTTGTGCTACTTTTCTTGGTGGTGATACATTTTTTGACATAATTTTATTTTTTTAAATTGTTAAATCTGATAAGTTATTTGGGTCTGGTACTGTTTTAGCTCCAAACTTGGTAGGAGAAATCTTTTTAGAAATCATTTCAAAATCTTTCCTTTTTACTGTTTTTGCAGTAGCAGTTTCAAACTGTATAGTAACTATATTACTATCTTCTTCTATGCTTGGATAGATTATTCTCATCCTATATCCAGGATTTCCTCCTTCTGGTTCTGAAAGATTTATAACAAACTCATTATCTTTCATTACTAAATTCCCAAACACTTTTGGAAGAACGTCATACATAGCTTCTAAAGTAGGTTCATTATCAATTAAAGTTATAAGTTCTTGTGTTATAACTGTTTGTAATTTAGATAAATCTTTATTTAAATCAACAACTATATCTCTTTGACTAGTTGTATATTCTAAAGTTTCAAACTCATTACCTAAAACCGCATCTCCTGGGCTTATTAAGTTTGTTAAAGTTCTACCTTTAGCACCAGTTATATTTCCTTCATTTTCACCAGACAAATCAGGAATATCTCCAGATTGTGGCAAATCTGGTAATTTATAGTTTACATCTGGGTCTCCTAAAGAAAACCTTTCTACTTTTAATCTGTCCACTTGAGTTCCGTCAGACAACTCAACAAACCTAGGGTTGTTTTGGTCTTGAAATAAGTATTTTCTTCCTAACTCTGTTAGGTAAGCTGTTGCGTAAACTGTAGTTGCTGATGTTATTGCTCCCATTTTATTAATTTATTATTTTAAAAGTCTATTTGTAATTGGAAGGTTAAAAATCTTCCTTCATTTTTTATTATTGGATAAGTAGGTTTGCCAGCAGCTACTAAATTACCAGCATTGTCTAATATTCCAACTTCTGTTATATAAGTATTATCGTCTAAGTTAGCATCATATGTAGAATTGTTTGAGCTATTGAAAGAATCATTTTTAGCAAATGTTGTTATTACAGTTTTGTAAGTTGTAGATAAAGCATCTGCTTTTACATTTCCAAAAAGAAATGATTCACACCCAAACGTAAGACCTGTTAAACTTTTGTCATCATTTGTTGTAAAAACACTATCTAACACATATGTAGTACCACTATCGTAGTCTTCTTGAGATATTATAAATTGATAACCATTTAATTTATTTGGCTCTATTGTTAAATCTGTAGTATCTCCTGTATATATTCCATTTCCAACAGAAGATGAAATTAACTTCCATTCTGTTGGGGCAACATCTTCTAAAGTTACAACTTCAGTGTCTGTTCCTAAATCTTGTTCGCTTACTAATAATTGTACTTTATTTGCATTCCAACCAGTTCCAGACAAAGAAGATGAAGCATCCATGTTTGAGCTACTTCTTAAATATGGAAATGAGTTAGTTGGAAAAGTTGCTGTTAAATATTGATTATTTCCATTATCATCAGTTTCTCCATCTATCTGCTGTATGTATCCACAATGTAAAGATTGAGGATATCCAAATGTAGAACCTGAAGAATATGTTGAATTACTTTCAGTTATATAAGTAACAAAATAAGTTTTACCAGACTTACATAAACCACTTGCTTGTGTTGTTGTAAGCGGAAACTTTGGAGTTGATGATAGATTTAAATTTAATTCAGGTAAAGTATAGTTTCTATTTGACTTATATGACATAGCTGTTAAAAGTTCAGCATCTGTTATAACTATTAATTTCAATTTATGATAAACTCTACCAACTATTTTACTAGTACTTGACACCCCATCTCTTAAGTCTCTATATGTACTATTTGATATTACATCGTTTGTAGTTACCCCCTGAACGTCATAAAGAGTTACCCCAAAACTTAAACCTCCTCCATTATTTTGAGCTGAATTGTGCCACATAATATAAGGCAAGTCAACTCTTACTGACTTTTCAACAAACTGTTCTGCATAAGTATTTCCAGTAAACTCATTTGTATAATGTAACACTCCAACAGCATTTATATTTCCACCAAAACCTAAATAAGCTTTAGTTCCATTATATTCTATAGAGCCATATGAAGTATAGCCACTAGCTGAAATTGGAGTACCTTCTATGCTTTGAGTTCTAACTATGTTCATATTCCAAACTTGAGGGTCAACAGTTGAACCAGTTCCATAATAAGTTTCTACTCCATTATATGGATAAAAATATGCATTTATAGTTTGAGCATTAGCTTCTGAAGCAAAATCAGGAGTAGGTCTATCTAAAAACATTGTGTCAGAACCGCTTGTTGCAGTAACTCTATACCATAAAGAAACTGTAGGATTTCCAGATGGAACTACTGCACTTGTATAAGTTGCTCCACTATTTTGTATTGGCTCCCAAGGTATAAAAACTAAATCTCCTGCACTTGGAAAATATGAACCTCCTGGGTTATCTAATACAACAGAAGTTCCTCCACTCATAGGTGAAGAAGTATATGTGATTGTATTAAAATTGCTTCCTAATATTTTTGTTGTATCTATTGCAGTTGTTGCACTACTTATAGTTACGCCAGTAAACATTCCATAACTACCAGTTGCTCCTGTTGCAAATTGTTTTGCAGATACTAACTGATTTCCCTCCAAAGGTATTGCGTCAGTATTGTCAAAATTTATTGATATTCCAGGTTCGGTGTCTACTGGTGATATTATTCTATTATTAGATATATCATATTTTTCAGTTCTATCTATACCGTAGTTTATCTCTCTATCAGAAAGAACTGCGCTAGTAAAGTTAAGACTTCCTAAAGAAAGTTGTCTCCTACCTTCATCTGTTAGCTTAACATTTATAAATGTTTTAGGCTCATTTAAAATATATCCCATTTTCTATTTACTCTTTTAAGGAATTTAGTATAATATAATTTCTAAACTATTAAAGTAAACTTTTGATTACATAATATTTTAAAAAAAAATAATTTCCTTAGCAATAAATAGATTATAAAAAAAAATAGAAATAATTTTATAACTTTTTTTGCTGTAATATTTATTAAAAAAAAGTTTTATAAATGGCATCTATAAATACAGGTACAACTTTGGATGTAAATCCTACACCTGGTAGGGACGTTAGGTTCGCTGCTACAAATTCTGAATCTGTTTTTACTTTTGGTAATTTTAGGCTAGATAGGGATGTACAGCAAAACTTTTTAGATAATACTGATTCACAACTATCTTTTAGTTCATATTATAATATAAATAATTCAGATTCTACAGATTTTGATGTTTTAAGAATTGTTAATACAAAAGAAAATGAATTAAACCTAAATCCAGAAGAGCCAACAAGTTATGCTTATTTTGGTTCATTTTATACAAAAGTTGCAAACGCTATAAATAGTATAGTAGACAATTTTCCATATGCTTTTTTATCTCAATCGATTTCAAGTGGAGTAACAATATATGATTATTCACACGATTTAGTTCAAAACTTTTCTAGCTTTAAAGTTGCTTTTTCTTCAATTACAAACCAAGGTAACATTATATATGTTTCTGGTCGTACAGAACAAAGCGAAATGGAAATTGACTTATTTAATGATACCGATAAGTTTGCAATTCAATTAAGTGGAGATTCGCAAAGTACAATAACTGGGGATACTTTTGTTAATGTAATACACAAAATAATTTCTTATAATTATTCTCTTGGAAATTATTTTGAATTTACAATTGAAGGAATATTACTCCCAGAAGAACCTATTACTTCTACTGAATTTTCTTATCCATTATATATAAGACCTACAAGAGCAAGATATGGTCAGTACAAAAAAACAATTTCTAATCTAGAAGAACAACTGCTTAATAGTGGAAATTTTTTAGTTCCAAGCCCAGATACTGATACTTATGAGAGAGTTACATTTACTTGGCCTAGAACAATAGATGGTTTTGCTCCAAATAGTTATGGTTTTGAATTTGAAAATTATGCAACTTCTATATTAAATTCAGCAAGAAGTGTTGACCAAGAAAAAACAGACATAATGCTCAGGACTATGCTTCCTGAAAACTTTGTTAATTTAGATTCAGAAAATCAAATATATAGAAAGCTAACAATAACATATGCAGAAGAGTTTGATAAAATTAAACAGTATATAGACGGTTTAGCTTATGCACACTCAATTAGTTATGACGGTTCTGAAAGTATACCTAATAAATTTGTTGTAAGATTAGCAAATCTTTTAGGAGCAAAATTGCCAAACGCTTTTAGTAGTGAAAATATACTAGATTATTTAGCTGGTGAGGTTGATGAAACGGGCAGGTCTTATGATGATTATAATTTAGAGCTTTGGAGGAGAATGTTAAACAATATAGTTTGGCTTTACAAAAAAAGAGGAACTAGAGATGCTTTAAATTTTATTTTTAAGTTATTAGGAGCCCCGGATTGTTTGTTTAATTTAGAAGAATTTATTTATGAAGTTAAACAAGTACAAGAAAATTTACTTTCAAATGCTTTAGATAGCTTAGAAGGAGATGGAGAAGGTGGTGTTGACGGTAGTGGAAGTATCACTTCTTCGCTTAATTTAGATAATAGCGCTGTAGATGAAGATGGAACTTTAATAGATGGCGCATCTCAATTGGCAGATGGTTATCCAGATGTAAACTCAACCCCATTCCAATTAGGAGGAAAAGGAAGAGGTGATGGGCAATTTTTTATAGAAAGCTTAGGGGCTGAATTTGACCCAACACTAAAAGTTGATAATCTAAAAATTAAATCAGGTAATACCAGAAATATAGTAAACACAAAAGAAATTAACGTAGACCTTAGGTCTTCTAGAGCTATCGAATGTGATGTAATGGATTGGTATGAATTAGGATATGGATGGTGGGGATGGGGAAGCTTGGCTCCTGTTTTTTCTGCCTTAACAGTTCCTTTTGAATGGCAAGTAGAAGAGTTAGAAGATGTTTTTCCTCCTAACATGAGTGCAATGACAATACAAAACTGGTTAGAATATATTTATGCTAGAAATGTAGACCCAAGAAATAGAAAAACTTTAGGCTGGCAACAAGGTCATACTGGTACTTATAGGGATTTAAAGAAAATTTATATAACTTATATGCTTTTAGATGCTAACATGTCTAATAGATTAACTTTTAGAAAGTTAGAAAAGTTTTTAAATTTACTAGAAAGGAATTTTCAAAATTTAGTTCCTTTCTTTATACCTTCAACAAGTATACTAAACTCTTATGGTACTGTTTATAAAAATACAGAATTTAATAGGCATAGATTTATTTATAGACCTGGGATAAATGATGGTTCTGAATTTAAAGTAGATATACCTCCTGTTTTTGAGCCTACTGTACAAGCTGCAGATTTTACTGTAAGTTTAGAGAATAATTTTGACGAAGAAATTAACACTCATAACTTAACTGCAATAATACCAGAAAATCCAGAAGGAACTGTTGACATTTCTAATTTCGAAGTTACATTACCTACATCTTTAGAGCCTAATACAAATTTAGCAAACGCTACAGGAAGTATATTTGAAGAAGATTTAAACACAACACCTTATGCAGACCCTCCACAGCTAACACCAATAATTTACCCAGAATAATATGTCAATAAATAAAGTAATAACATCTAGGACTATTGGTGAAAACGATGGTATTTCACAAGTATTTATACAAAATACTATACCAAAAATATTTGAACCACCTGTTGAGCCAAAAGTTTTTAATTTGCCTTTGTACAATCTTCAAGGTGCTACTTTTAAATATTATCAACAGGTAGTTGATGGTATTTCTGTAAATGTAAACAATCAAAAATCATTAACATACAATTATACTGCAAATACTAGTTCTTTTTCAGGAATTACAAATGTTGTTTATGATATATACAGAGTTGATTTTCCAACTTATGATTTTGTTGTTCAAAACTTAGATGAAGATGGAGATGAAATAAATAGTTTTACTGGTTCTACTGGTTTTACTCCAACAAAAGAAACCATTTCATCTTTGTTAGGAACTCCTTTAGTAACATTATACGAAACAGGAGATACTATATCTACTCCTACTCATATTCTTACTCTTCCTGAAATAGTAAAACCAGCAAATAGTTTTGCGGAACAGCTGCTTTTAGATAAAGCTCAATACTTTATAGATACTAGATATGAATTTATACAAGAAAGAGATAAGACTTTAGGTGGTTTTAAAATTTTAAGCGGAGGTTCTGCTGTAGACTTTTCATATTCTGGTCTTAATTCAGATGGAAACTTTTTAGTTACTACAGAAAAAGACCAAACAATAATTAGTGGAGGAACTTTTTCAGGATTAACAACAAATGGTGCTACTTTTACTTATTTTTCAGCTCCTCAAAAACCAAATATAGATGTGGTAGACGGAGGTCCTACCGTAATAGGTCAATTAGATACTTTTTCTCCTATCTTTAGTTTTAATAACGTTTCAGATGGAGATTATTATAAATTACAAGTTACATACGATTTAACAGATGCTACTTTTACAGGAGCTAGTACTTTTAATATACCTAAACAAGAAGGTATAGCTGATTTTGTAAGAACATTTTCTGTTACTTTAAGTCCTGACTCTTCTTTTTTGTATAGGCTTGGAAACACAAAAGAAGTTATTAATTTATTTGGAGTAAAACAAAGCGTAACTAACTGGGGTAGAAACGAAACGGCTATAACAGATACTGATGGAATTTACACAGTTCAAGGAACTGTTTACCAAGACTACAACTATGGTTGTCCTGTTTCTGGCGCTACTGTTACATTTACAGTTCAATTAACAACTTCAGTTTTAGAAGTTGGAGTTGATACAACAACTGATACTACAATTTCAGCAGGAACTAATGAGCCTTTAGGTGGTGGTGCTGGTACAAGCTTCTCTGCAATTACAGATTCTAATGGTAATTATACTGTAAACAATGTTGCTGGTGGTGCTGGTATAGTTACTGTTACAAAACCTGGTTATGCTGATACACCACAACCTTATGATATAGATGGAGACACAACAGGTCTTGAATTAACAATAAACTTATTGTGGGGTAGCACAGGAACAACCTTTGCAGATGTGGGAGATTGTATTTTTGTATAGTATTTACATTTTAAATTATGTAAATAAATTAATAGATTAAAAATAGATAGTAATATTTATATAAAAAAGAATAATAAATGTCAGAACTAATATTAACTGGTGATAATGTAAATGAAGGTAGAATTAAAATTAATGATGCCAATGATGCTGCGTCATATGTTTTTGAAAGAGGTACTGGGGTAAATTCTATTGAGCAAATAGCTTCGCCAGCAAATTTAGCCAGTGGTGATGGTTCTACAGCATTTGGCTCAGGAACAGATGCTACAAATAGAAACTCCCATGCTCAAGGACGAGATACATTGTCAAGCGGTATTGCTTCTTGGGCTTTTGGTTATGGAGCTGAGGCAACAGGTGACCAATCTTTTGCAGGAGGTGGTCCTGATAACGGTGTAGATTCTTTGCAAGCAACAGGAGTAACTTCTTTTTGTTTTGGCGAAGCTGATGGAGGCAATCATATAGCTAGTGGTGGAACTTCTGTATTATTAGGAGGGCTTAATAGAACTGTAGATACTTTTAATAGTGGTATTTTTGGAGGTTCTAAACAAGGTCAATCTATTACTTCTCCTTTTGCTGGAAAAACAGAAGCAGCAAATATTATGATATCACCGGGTCCTTTTTCTGATATTGTAAACTCTGAATATAGTTTTATTGTTGGTGGTACTTACTTTGCTGCTGGCGGTACAAGAATTGTAAATGATAGCTATGTAGAAAGTTCAGGTATAATATCAGGTTCTGAGAATATTATAGAAAATTCTGGTGGCTCTATAATTGTAGGTGGAGGTAGTGATGCTGTCGCTGTTATTGATTACAGAAATAAATTATCTGGTTCTACAACCTCTTCTATTATAAGCTCTAGAGATTCTATTATAAGTGGAGGATTAACTAGTTCAATTATCTCTTCAAATAGTAGTAGTATAACTCCTGCTTCTTCTGGAGATATTTCTTCTGAAAATTCAGCTATTATTGGTGGAGCAAATAATGCTATATCAAATGAAATTACTGGTATATCTAATGCGCATGCGGAAAACGTTGTTTTAGTAGCAGGTCAAAGAAATGAAATTATTGGAACTGATAACAGTGCAATAATAGGAGGAAGTGGAAACACTATAGCGCAAAAATCTTTACTTGGTTATGGTGTAACAGAATGTGCAATAATTGGTGGAGTTAGCAATACAATAGGTCAAAAAAATTCATCTTCTCAATATACAATTCAACATTCAGCAATAATAGGAGGTTACGACAATAAAATTGAAGGTTTTGGTGGTGGTGGTATAGTAGGAAATTTTGTTCTTATGGGTTCTGGTGGTAAAAATAAACAATTTAGTGGAAACACTTGGTTGCTTGCATATGATGATGTACTTCCTAACACTCCATCAACAACCAACAATAAAGTAGCATTCAACGGAACGGTAGGTCAAGGTTATTTTACAGGTACTGCTGATGCTGGTGCTCCTGCCGATTATGCTGAATATTTTGAGTGGAACGATGGAAACCCTTCTGATGAAGATAGAGTTGGTTATTTTACTTCTTTAATTGGTGAAAAGGTAGAGATAGGAAATAGTAATATTGTAGGAGTTGTATCAGCCACTCCTGCTGTTGTTGGTGATGCTGCTAGTTTTAAGTGGAAAGAAATGTATATAACAGATGAGTGGAGCAATAGAGTATATGATAATTATAAAATTTACAAATTAGAGGATGAAGAATTAGAAATATATATAGACTCTAATGATAAAGTTTATAGTGAGCCACCTAATCCAACAAACGTACCAGGAACTTTATATAGTGGAGATATAAGTAGGAAAAGCTTCGTAGAAAACAAAAGTATTCCTATAATAAATCCAAATTATGACCCAGAAAGAAATTATTTATCTAGAGAAGAAAGAAAAGAGTGGTCTCCAATTGGTTTATTAGGTAAATTAAATGTAAGAACTTCTGAACAAATAACAGGAGCAACAGTTAGTGCTGATTCTAATGGAATGGCAATAAATGGAAACGATTATTATGTTTTAGAAAACAAAAAACCTTATGACGGAAGTTATGGAGTTGTTAAAATATTATTTAAATAAATTAAGATGCCAGAATTAATAATTACAAGCAATACTACATTTGAAGCAGTTGATTTAATTAATGGTGCTTTTTCTGCTACTACTGGTCTTTGGGCATCTGGTAATACTGGTGCTTATTCTGTTGTTGCTATTAGCAATAGTGCTAATACTGCTTTTGGAGATTATTCTTACGCATCAGGCTCTGGGACTACTGCCAATGGAACACCATCTGGTCTTGCTTTTGCTGAAGGTGAGTTAACAACTGTTTCAGGAAGTTATGGTCATGCTATAGGTTCGGGAACCACAGCTGGTGGGAGCGCTTTTGCAGGTGGAATAAACTCTGTTGCTAGTAGACCTTATTCTTTTTGTTTTGGAGAAAATAACAATACTGCTTCTATATATACAGCAATAGTTGGTGGACAACAAAATTCTATTGTTGAAGATAGTACAGATGCGTCTCAACATACTGCCATATTTGTAGGTAGTGGAAACACTATACGAAATAATGAATGGGCTTTTATTGGTGGTGGTGTATCTAATACACTTGAAAGCAACGTTTCAGGAGGTGGTGGAGTTGGTTATAATAGCATATTAGGAGGTAGGGGAAATACTATATATAATGAAGATAATGGTCTTTTTGCTTGGAATGCTATTGCTGGCGGTAATGATAATCAAATTTCTGATTCAGCAGGGTGTACTATACTAGGTGGTATAACTGGGTCTTCTGTTTCAGGTATAGGTCCAAACGCAATAAGAACTGGTACAACATCTTCTATTGTTTCATCTATAGGTTCTACAGGTCAAACTTTAGAACATAGCTTAATTTTAGCGGGTGATAGAAATGAAATTAAGAACACATTAAATACTGCTTCAGATGCTTTTTCTAGTAAAGATTCTGCAATTATTGGAGGAAATAGAAATATAATAGATAGTTATGGAGCTTCTTTAGCTTTTGCTGGTGCTAAACATGGTGTAATTCTAGGTGGTGCTCGAAATCGTATACAAGGAGGTGAAAACAACGCAATTATTGCTAGCTTTAATAGTACTGTAGGATACTTAGACGGTAATCCAACTACAGCTTCTGATAATAGTGTTATGATTGCAAGTGATGATTGTGTGATTTTTGGTACTACTGGGGATGATAATAATGTTATGATTGGTTGTAATAGCAGTACAATTAGTGCGTCTACCAATACCATTATGATAGCGAGTTCTAGAACTCTAACACGTCCATGTGGATTTTTTGGCTGTACAACTCCTACTGATAACCAAATCATTATGGGTTATGCCGCTGCTGGGTCTGCTGCTTATGCAAATAAAACAGTTAGATTTAATATGAGCAATGGGCAAGGACTTTTAGAAGATGCCATAAACGTTGGTAGTCCTGCCGATTATGCTGAATATTTTGAATGGAACGATGGAAACGCTTCTAATGAAGATAGAGTTGGTTATTTTGTTTCTTTAGTAGGAGGAAAAATTGAAATAGGAAATTCAAATATATTAGGAATTGTATCAGCAAATCCAGCAGTGGTTGGAGATTCTGCCAGTCTACAATGGAAAGAAACTTATTTACAAGATGATTTTGATAGAATAATTTATGATACTTATAAAGTTTATGAAGTAAAAATAAGTGGCAAAACAGATGCTACAATTTATATAGACGAAAATAATAATAAATATTCTTATCCACCTTCACCTATAGATATAATGGGAGAGTTTTATGATGGAGATGATTCAGATAAAGAATTTGTTAGAACAAAAACATTTCCAAGAATGAATCCTAATTTTGATAAAAATGAAGAATATATAGCAAGAAAAGATAGAAAAGAATGGTCTCCTATAGGGCTTTTAGGAAAATTATATGTAAAAACATCTGAACAAATAACAGGAAACAAAGTAGATGTTGATGCTAATGGAATGGCTATAAATGGTAGTTCATATTATGTTTTAGAAAAAACAAAAGACTATGATGGAAATTATGGAATAGTTAGAGTGTTATTTAAATGATTATAAAAAAAATTAAAAATGGCTTTTGAAATATTACTTACTGGTGACACTTTTAATGAAGGAAGAATTAAAGTTAACGATGCAATTACTGAGCTTAATAGCTTTTGGACTGGTGGCACTGTTTTTTATGATGTTTTATCTTTAACTTCTCCATCTGATGAAAATTCTACATCTTCTTCTTTTACCATGGTTCAAGGAGCAAGAAATTCTATTGGATTAGTTTCAAGCTATTCAAGAGTTATTGGTTCAGATAATGATATAGCTGGTGCAACCGCGACACACGTAGAGGGTTCAAATAATAATTTATTGGAATCAGACCATTCTTTTGTTGGAGGTTCAGGAAATACTATAAATAGGTCTGATAATAGTTTTATATACTCAGAAAACTGCAATGTATATCCTAGTGATGGTAGCTCTTATGCTAATAAAGTTACTATTTTAGCTTCTTCAAATTCTAGTATTGCTTCAAATGATAATAATCTGGGTGCTGGTCAATCTATAATTGCTTCATTAGATTGTCTTATTGAAGATGGAGATGAAACGGGTATTACTGATTATACAGTAAGTACCGATTCTGCTATTATTGCTTCTGATGATTCTTGGATTAGTGGTGCTACTAGTTCTTTTATAATTGGTTCAAGAAGGTCTGAAATAGAAAATACCCTAAGTACAGTAGGTAAGGTTGCACCTCTAAACGAAGGTAATTTAGTAATGGCAGGAACAGCTGGCTATATAACAAATGCTACTAGGTCTTCTATTGTTGGTGGTTCTATTAGTTATATTGGGTCTAACCGAAATGATATATTTCGTTCTGATACATGTTCTATATTAAGCGCTATAGACTCTTATGTTGGATATTCAGATAGAGGTTCAATTATAGGTGGTAGAACTAACAATATTGGTTCTGGTTCGAATTTTACCACAGTACCAACAGATAGTAATGATAATTATACAAACAATTGTGTTATAATTGGAGGAAATCAACAGAGGATTACTAAATATAATGGTTCTGGGTGGCTTCCTAACGAGCCTGATTTAAACAATTCTGCTATAGTTGGAGGGTTATTAAATCTTATTACTGGCCCTGAACAATCTAATACTGTTATAATTGGAGGAGAAAGCCATTATATAAATAGGTCCCACGATTTATCTGGAGGGTTTGGATTTGATAATAATATTATTTTAGGAGGTGATAGTAACATCTTGGCTTGCCCTACTGGAGGGAATGGGTTGTCTAATGCGGTCACTTTAGGTGGAAATGTAGTAATTGCTAATGATAGTACTAATAGAGATTTTTTATATCTCGCTGGTGAAAACTTTGTTGCAGAGGATATCAATTATATTGAATCTTTTCAAGCTGGTGATTCTGGCGCAAGAACAATAGTTTTAGATTGCAATACTACAGGCTTTACAGGGTATTGGCTTGGCGGCTTAAGTGTAGGTACTGCAGATTACGCTGAGTATTTTGAATGGAATGATGGAAATCCAAACAACGAAAAAAGATATGGATATGCAGCATCTATAGTTAATGATAAAATAGAAATTGGAAATTCTAATATAATAGGAATAGTTTCTTCACACCCTGGTGTGATAGCTGATACTCAAGTTTTTAAATGGAAAAATACATTCTTATCTGATGAGTTTGGAAGAAATATAATAGATACTTATAAGGTTTACAAGGTAAACAGTGGTCAAACAGAAGTTTATATAAGCGATAATGAAACAGCTTATATAGAATATCCTTCAGGAAATAATGTTTCAGGAGTTTTATATAATGGAGATTTAGATGATAAAGAATTTGTTAAAGACAAAAAAGTGCCTAGAATAAATCCAGACTTTGACATAAATCAAGAATATAAAGATAGAGAAGAAAGAAAAGAATGGTCTCCAATTGGTTTATTAGGAAAGTTACATGTTAGAACTTCTGAACAAATAAATACTGATAAAGTTAGTTTTGACACTAATGGTATGGCTATAAATGGTACTGATTACCATGTACTAAAATCAATAAAAGACTATGATGGAAATTATGGTATAGTTCAAATATTATTTAAATAATTATGGCTAGAGTAGATTTTGGAAATAATAGAGGAGAAAATTTAGCAGACCCTTTATATGATAAAGATGCTGTTAATAAAAGAACTTTAGCAAGAAATATAAGTAATGTTAAAGGTTCTTTTTTAGCTCTTACTGGAGGTACTGTTAGTGGTGACGTTGTAATATCTGGAGATACTACAATAGAAGAAGATTTAATAGTAAGTGGAGACACTATAATACAAGAAGATTTAACAGTAAATGGCATAACAAAAACTAATGGTAGAATTAAAAGCGTTAGGCAAGTTACTATAACTAATAGCGATTATAGCACAAGCCCAACAAAAGGATATACTTTAGGAGATGAGGTAATTTTTATTAAAGATGATTTAACAGGAGGAGGCGCTGTTGGGCAATACAACTTTAATTTAACTAGTCTGATTGGCAGTAAAGTGCCAGAAGGTACTACATTCGAAATGATAAAAATAAAAGATGGCACAGGTGGAAGCGTAAGAATTGGAGCAACTGTTCCTTTTGGGTCTAATTACACCTTAAACGGTGTAACAAACGGCCAATTAAATGTTTGTAGTGATATACATACATCTGTAACTCTTATTAAGTCTGGTTCTACTGCTATTATTTGTTACGGAACAGGTTTATAATTATGAATCAAGACCTTGTGATATTGTTCTGAAATCTTGATTTACATTAATAGTTTCTCTAATTTGTCTAATATCTACACTTCCATCATTGAAATCTTTCTTTCTAGTATATAAGTTATATTGTCTGTAGATATTTCCATTCTCATCAAAATAAGTTAATATACCAGTTGAATTATCTCTTGTTGTATTTCCATAAAGTGCATAAGATAGAGTTTTAACATCATGCTCTACCATTTCAACTTCTATATGAACTGGGTCGAAATAAGTATTGGTTAAGAATATTTCTTGACCAGCTGAACCTATATTTCCTCCACCCTTTCCAGAAACCAAGCTTCCTTCGTCTGGACTTACAGTTAGAAACAAACTAGCTCCTGCTGGGTCTAGCACATAACTAATTGCCCCTCTATTTACAGTATTGTTATTTGTTGCAGGAGAAACTAAATCACTACTAGTTATAATTTTATTAGAATTTTTTATTTTTAATCCAGTATTCTTGTCTATATATTCAATAGACCAACCAACTAAAGTATTTGTTTTTTTAAATTGAGATGAAGGTATTATAATTCCTTTTTTAGAAATTTGAACTCCAACTTCATCTTCTGTAACAACAACTGAACAATCTGTTATTTGTAATCTAAAAGTTTTTGGCTTTATTACTACTGAGTAAAATCCTAATTCTGTAAATACATTTGATGGTAGTCTTAATTTATACATTCCATCAGCGCCTAACATTTTTAGCAAATCATTTTCACTAATAGTATCATATAATGGCTTAAAAGATAGTTCACCTGTAGACTCTCTATCTGGGCTATATGCATATAATATATCTACATCTTCAGCAGTAACATCTGCAAGTTTTTTAGTACCGTATATACCTACACTCATAACAATCTTTTATTTAATATAAATATAATGAATTAAAAATATTTTGAAAGATTTATTCGTTTTTTGTTTTATAAGATTTTTGAATAGCTTCAGGAGTTATTTGTTTATCGCCTTCTACTGCTAGACTTAGAGTTTTTTGAACCTTTGGCTGGTGATAATCCACCTCTTTGTTTATTTGTGCTATTAAAAAAGTTATCAGTCCAAACTTCAAAAGGGTCAGTTTTTTTATTTAAATCTACAAAACAATTTTTTAAAACAACTCCATCTTCTATGCAGTCTGCATAATATTTAGAATAATCTGTTGATAAAACTTGACCTATTTTTTGGTCTATTTGTATATATAGATAATAATCATCTTGCGTATCTCCAGAAGTTAATTCAAAATTTTGTCCTGCAGATTGGAATACGTCATAAGTGCTTCCGTCTACTCGACTTCCTTGTGTTTCATATTGTATTTCTAATTCTGTAGAACCACTATTTACTTGTATAAGTTTATTTAAAGATTTGTTTATTCTTTCTTTAGTTTCGTAATCAAAATTGTTATCCTTAAATTCTACATTTTTTGTAGAAAGCAAACTATAATACAAAAGAAATTCAGATGGCTTTTCGTTAAGTTTTACCTTTTGTTCGTAATAATTATTTAATAGAGGATATACTTTATAAGGTTTAGTATATATAAATTCAAACTCTTCTGGTGTTAGTGCGTTTCTTAAATATTCTACAAATGCATTTGTAACCTTAGCATTGTCTGGGTTTTCTAAATATTGTATTACATTGTTTTCGTCAACTAATTGATTAGGAGTTATTGATGCATTATCATAAACTAAATAACCAGATTGGTTTATTAATTTAGAAGTTGGCTCAGGTCTAGGTGCATCTAAAGTTCCAAAGTTTTTTAATATTTTATACCTCCTAATCATTTATTTATTTTTATTCCATATTTTTGAGCTTTAACCTCAACTGAAGAGTCGATTGAGTTTTGTTTTGGTGTTACAGATTTTATATCTCTAAAAAATCCTAACTCTATAAAATAAGGATTTACAAATTGTCTTTGAACTTCTGTTTTTAAAGGGTCTATTTCAATATCTACATATTCGTTTATGGTTATATCTTTAAATATAGATATAGTTATATAGAAGTCTTTATCGTAAGTATCCGCTATAACTCCATCAGTTCTTATAATACCACCTTCAAATTTATTTATTCTTATTTTATGTCTTTGAACATCTTCCATATATTAATAAATATTAATGATTTATTTATTTGTTTATGTAGATTGTAACGCATCAAACTGTTCTTGAGATGATGTATAAGGACTTGGAAAAGCTTCACAAGGTATAAGAGTATCATTATAAGTAGTGGCACTACATGTTATGTATTCTATTTGTGATTTACTAAATTTTCTTTCTAAAACTTTAGTGTATGTTTCTCCAAAAATTCCTCCTGCAAAAAAACCTGTAGGATTAACATTAGGATTTTCAAATACATCAGACAAAAATACAGTTCCATTCATTTCTATTCTCTTTAGAATGTTTGATGATGTAACAGGTGGTAGTGCTGGTATTACAATTTCATCTCTAGGTCGAAGTATGCTAGTTGGAAGATTAAATGTAATAACATTTCCATTCTCATCAACTACTTCTGTCTGCTCTACGCCTGTAGGAATTCTAAATATTCTAGTATTAATAGATTCTAATCTACTAGTTAAGAAATATGTAGAATTTTTAGCTAAAGGTGTAGCTTCGTTTCCATTAGGGTCTAAATCAATAGTTACTTTGCTAAATTTTCTAGAATTTATAAATGCTGTCTCTGTGGTTTGTTGCCCAAAAGCGACAGTACTAGCAAAACTGCTGGTAGACTGAATAGGCTCTGCTTCTATTTGAATTTTATATTTAGTTTTTAAAAATTGATTCAATTGTTTTTTTAGACCAAAATTAGAAGGCAAATCTATTTTTACAGTTTTAAATCCAGCACTTATTTCTGGCTGGCTGGTTGAACTTGTAGAATAAGTTTCAACATTAAATGAAGTTACAATCTCATTAGTTCCAACGTATTTTGTTCCTTTTGGAAAAGATAATTCTATCGATTCAGCTTTTTGGTCTATATTAAAAGATTCATCCTCAATAAATATAGGTTCACCTAAATTTGTAACAGTTATTGTATATTTAAAATCTGAAGTAAGAGCACCAGGAGTAAGAGTACTGGGCGGAACTATTGGAGGTGCGTCTATACAAAGTAAATTTAACTGTTGCCTCTCTGTTAGTAAATAATCGTTCATTCTAAACATTCCAAAACCCTTCTCTTTATTTCCAGGAATCACAAATCTAGTAAAATTTGGTATCATTGAATCTTTTATGGTTATGATATGCTCATTTTCAACGTCTGGTGATATAATAGCGTTTTGAGTTGGGTCTTTAAGTTTTAATTTTATATTTAAATCGTTAGAATAACTAAAATCATTTAATATATCAATATCAAACTTAAAACTAGAAACTCCTTCTCTAAGGCTAATTACTTTTTCAAACTTTCCAAAAATCTCTCTTTCAAATTCAAAAGAAAAGCTTGCTTCTATATTTTCATTTCTATTAGGAAATCTACTATAAAAAAGTGAATCATTTTCTAAAAGTAAAGTATCTGTAGTTACTTCTATTATTTTTATCTCTAAATTTGTATCTATAGGAATTCCGTTTTTTTGTGAATTATATGTTATTACAGAACCTACAGAAAATCCATCATCTAAAAAACTTCCACCATCTTTTCTTACAATTTTACCTGCCTTATTTGAACCTCCAAAAAGTGAAGGAAACGGAACTCTTGTATTTACATCTATATTTATTGTATAGTTAACTTGTTCAACTGTGGTGTTTACAGTTGTAGAGTCAGTTCCTAAAAAATTTTCTCCGATTATAGCTGTAGATTCAGCCAAATCAGCATATACTGTTACTGTTTGATTTGGAACATTCATTGGTCTATCCAGAAAAACATCTATAGAAAGAGTTTTGTCGCCTTCAAGAACTTCTTGTGAAGGTATTGCAAACCTAACAGGTATAGGCTTGTCTTTGTCTTCTATTGTTAAAAAGAATTCATTATTCGTATCGCTCTCATCTACATATTTAAAATTATTAAACCCAAACGTTACATTTTCTGTATCTTCTACAAATAAATCATCAACAATTTCTACTGATACTTTTTTATATTGCTCTCCTATATCCCATTTTAAAGTTTTAGTTGTAAAAATAAAATCTTTATTAGGGTTTCTTACTGTTCCATCTTCCTTTACAATAACATCGACTTCTTCTATTCCATATACACTAGGATAATCTAGTTTTACAAAAAATTCAAATGGCTCTGAAAAATTTTCATCTACTTTTCCAAAACTTTCTTCTATAGTAGCGTTGTTTATATCTGTAGACTGAAATGAATTATTTATAGAATTTTGAAGCTCATCTATAACTTCTTTAGAAGTGTTTTGTATTTGAGGGTTTTGTAATAAAGAAGTTGCATTATTTATAAATTCATTTTCTAAAGAATTTAAAAAAGAAACTTTAGGAGGTCTAAGCAAATTTAAATCTGCTCTAATCCAATGAGTATCATAAAGAAATTTATAATCATTATCTACAATAGTTTGATTACCATTTAAATCAATTTCTACAGTTTCTGTACCAAAAGGTATTTTAACTCCTTCTGAATTATAATGTAAAAAAGGGATTTTTATATTAGCATAAACCTTATCTCTATCATTTCTTATTTTTAAAATTAATTCTTTAGTTTCTCCTAAATTATTAATTCTAATAGGACTTAATTCAAAAATAAAATAATAAGAACTTTTTTTGTTTAAAAATATGTTTTTACTTAGTCTGCCATTGTATGATAGTGGTACAGTTTTTATATTATGAAAAGCTTTAGGCTCTATGTTTGTGCTAAATTTAGGAGCATAAATTGAATCTAAATGATTTGTTGATATTTGTATGTTTGTATTTTCAGTATTTGCAAAATTAGCTTCACAAATCCCATAAACACAAAACTTTAAAGACCTTTCTCTTTCTTTTATAAATTGGTCATTTAAATTAAAATTATTATTTATTATTTCATTTACTAATTCATCAGAATCTCTGGAAAGTTCTAAATTAACAAAAGTATCATTGTTTTCGTAAGGGAAAACATCTTTTTTGCCTAATACTATTTTTATTTTTTCTTTCATTTATTGACTCTTTTAACTTGTTCTTCTAATTCCAAAACCACCTGTACTACACTGTGTTTCTATAGAAACAGTGTCAAGGTCAATAGTTGCATTAGACTTTCCAGAAGCTTCTACCAAAATTCCATTAAAAAAGTATGTACCATTTCTAGTAAACCCATTGTTACCGCCACATTTTTTAAAATTATTATCACTATCCAATTTTACATTTCCTTGACCTCCGCTAACTTGAGTAACAAAATAAAAAGTTTGTACTGTAGAATTGGGCTGACCATCTTCATAAATGTTAAGATAATTTGAACTTCTTACTCCTGCTCGTTTTATTGAAGTAAAACATCTAACTTGATAAGACACTTTTTCATATGTATTTTCAAGAGCGTCATAATCTGTGTTTGTTCTTAATGTAATCTGAGCGCCAGTCGTTACATTAAATTCAGCCACCCCATTAGGTTCTATTGACTTTTTAACACCACCAACATCTACTGACCTCTCTACACTTCCAAGGTTTTTTATTTCAATAGTCATATCAGTTGCAATACTAACTTGTCTATTTTTAGTACCTATTCTCAATTCAGTTCTATCGTTATTTTCTTTATCGTTTGCCTTTAAGACATCACCACAGTTTATTTTTATAAATTTGGCAATTTCAGGAGGTCTTGGATTTATTAAATCTTCTGGCTCATCATCTATTACTCTATAAATATCTAAAGCTCCTGCTCGTAACCAATTTGGTAGACTTGCGTCTAAATTTAAATATAATTTTTCTCCATCTCTAAAAACAGAACTTACAGACTGTAAGTAACTTTTTGGTCTAAAATCTTCAGTAGGAAGTGAATATTTATCATTTATATCTGAACTCATCATAAAATCTCCCCATCCTTCAGATTGAACTCTTCCCCAACCTTCAGGTTTTAGCCAATAAGAAAACCCAGCCTCAACCCTTTGATATTGCTCTCCATTTTTTACTTCATAATTTGCTTCAGTTCCAAAATTGCCTTGGTGATAATAAGGTCTAAAACCGTTAGACCATTCATCATCCCACCTTGAATTGTTTTCATATTTATAAATTCTATATCTAGTTACTACAGTTCCAAATCTATTAAACAAAAATTCGTTTGAATCCAAACCTATCATTGTAGCGTATCCATGACCTACATTGTCGTCTTCGCCTTCATATATAAATAAGCCTGGCATATCTCCATCTTGGAATCTAGGCTGAAGTTTTATATTATAATTTTTTCCTTCAGAATTTTTTGGTTGTGATGGTATGCTATATTTGTTTGGATAGTTTATTGTCCAAGGTCTTTCGTATGGAAATTGATTTAAGGAACTTTCTGGTGGTTGACCTGTTGCATCTTCCTTTCCTGAACCTGGTCCTCTATTTATGTCAAAGTGACTAGCCTTTTGTTGAAGGGCAGTCTGTTGTGTAATTTCTTTTCTTAAGAATCCTGTAGCTCTATAAAGAGGAGTTTCAACATCTCCTCCAAAAAGCATTTTCATCTCATAAGCAGAAAGCCAAACTCCCTTTCTGCTTGACAGTCCATTTCTTGCAGAATCTTTAGAGGCGTAACCTTCAGGGTCATATAAGTTTGCGGGAAGCCTAAAAGCTTTCCATCCATCCCCTCTAAATTGAGCTTGATATTTTGTTGTTTGAACTTGATTAAACCACCCAGTCTTTTGTGCTTCATCTCTACTATATATATCTAAAACCTCTACCATTTCATTTACTAGTGGATAACCTTCTTTTGTCATGTCTTTTACAAGAACATTTAAGGAGTCAAAATTTCCTGATGCTAGTAATTCTGATAAGTTTTTACCATCATTTGCTATTGGAGAGACATAATATGTACTCCACTTTCTCATATCTATACTTGCAGTTATATCAATTTGTGTATAGCCAGTACTAAAAGTTCCCCAAGAAGGTCTTACCCCAACTGGTATTTGTCTAAAATAAAAATGAGGAACAGCATCAACATTTGGGCCTGAAGATGTTGGGTAAGGAAAAAAGTTAAATTGAACCTCATCTTTTGTCATACCTTGTTTTAACAAATCAACTTCAAACATTAATATTTGATTTCCAACAGGAACATTTTCTATTATAAATTCTCCATTTTCATCTGTAACAGTAGAGTACAAATATTGTTCTGGTACATTTATTGAGTTTTTATTTTTTAGTATAGGATTTACATTTTCTAATCCTTGCTTTAGTTTTCTACCTAATTTTTTCCTTGCATTTTCAGAGCCAAAATCTGTAACAAAAGAAAATTCATCTGCATAATCTTGAATGTTAGAATTTTCTATAAAATTAAGAGTAATTCTATCTCCTTCTTCATCTAAAGAGGCTACAGTTGGAAATTGGTCAGACGGATTAAATATTATAACAGGAACATTTTGTAAGGGTATCTTAACTCTTTCTCCGCTTTCATCTGATATTTTTTGTCTAGCATATAAAGTTCCCATAACAACTCCTGTATCTGAGTTTTGCTCTGGAAATGATGCTAATGGATTGTTTTTTACACTTAACGTATCTAATGTATCATAACTTCTTATTAAAGATATGTCTACATTATAATCTTCTTGCTTTTCTCTTTGAAAGAAAACTCCTGTATAGCCACTATCTCCAGAAATTATTTGAGCTTCGTTATTGAATGCGGATTTTGCATTTATTTGATTTACATCTGCTATTACATCATTGTATTTTACAGAATATTTTTTTCCTTTTATAACACTCTTAACTTCTTGTTTGTCTAAAAATTCATATTCTGTAGTTAAAGGTTTTCTTCTAAAATAAGAAGTGTCTATTTTATCTAAAAGTTCAACTACTTGATTGTCATTTCCTATTACTGCATAAGCTTCTTGACCTTCTTCAAAAATTTGTTTCCAAGGTCCTGTTATAGGTGTATTGGTATATCCTCTTGATTTAAAAAGTCTTCTTAAAAGTCTAGGGTCAATATCTACATTTGTAAAATATGTTCCTACAAGAATGTCTCTATTAACCGTTATTTTCTTTATACTTTCTGACATAAAACTTAAAAAACTCTATAATTAATTTATAAACAAAATTTATAAAAAGTCAACTTTAATCTATTGAAATAGCAAAATAAACACTTTCATTTAAAACCTTTTTTGTGCCTAATTCATTAACTCTAAGTTCTATTTGATAATTTTGATTATCCATTAACCAAGAAGTGTCCACATCAATAAAAAATTGAGAGCAATTTTCTGACACTATTGTATTAAATTCTGACCACGGTATAACTTCAGTTATTTGATTTTCTACTAATCTGTATTCTAGTCCATAATATTCATTAGGAGTTCTTGTGCTATAATTAACTCTAGTGTCTGCATACAATCTCATCACTTCCCCTTTCTTTATTATAGCATTATTAGGTATTCCATATAAACTTACAACATAATCATTTGTTTTCTTTGGATAGTTAGTGTAATAACTGCCTAAAATTTGAAATGTTTGTTCAAAATTTTGTTTATCTACTCCCGGATTAAATGTTACGTCACTCCACACATCTTTGTATCTTTGAGACTTGGTAGCTGCACTCATTAAAACATCTACATAGTAAAAACCTTTTGTTAATAATGTTGGAGTTAAACCAGTATACACATCAACATTAGACATTGTTTTTATAGAAACAGTACCTGCAGAAAAATAATTTGCAGATGTATTTCCACTATAAACACTTAAAAATAATCTTGAAGTTCTATCGTTAGCCACCCTAACTCTATCATCTCTAATTATTTGATTGTCATAGACTACTTCTATAAAAGGCTTAAAAGTACTATTTGTTTTTTCTGTGTAAAATCTAGACAAATATCTAGTATCTCCACTGTCTAATTCATACTCTCTAGCATAAGCTACAGCAAATCCATTATTTTGAGAACCTCCACTCAACCAATCTTTAACTATGTCTGTAACATCCATATCTAAATCTTCATCTCCTTTATCGAAATGTTGAGTAGAATAGTGAGTTACTGAGCCTGTTGGATTTGTAAAAACTCCTGGTTCATCCCATAAAGTTGTACTTGTTGCATAGTTCCAATTAGAATATCCAGTTAAATTTGTATCTCCTCTTGAAGTTTTTATAAATTCACTACCTAACAAATCATAACCTCTTCCTTGGTCCCAATATTTATTTATAGGAAAAGCTATCAAATCAAAAGAAGTTGCTATTTTTTTTGCTCTTTTTGCAAATTCAAAATCAGATTCTAATAATTCGTCATCTGGAACTACATTTGTCATTCTAAGCCTGTAAGAAGAAACGAAGTCTGGATTTATTTCTTTTGAGTTTATTTTAGATTGCAATTCATCTAAATCAAATTGTACTAAATATCTTGAAATACTAGCTCTAGTAGAGTTGCCTCCGTACCAAAGAATGCTCCCTGGGTTATAGCCTGCATTAAAGGCTTCATAAAATCCACTAGCTATTGTATTGCTTTTGCTAGGATATATTCGAAATCTTCCCATTTTATTTTATTTAAAAAAACATATTTATTATATATATCTAAATAGTGCTCGAAAAAAGTCTTTATTTTTTTTGCTTTTACTATTTATTTATATAATAAATAAAAATATGGCAAGAGGCATAAACATAAAATTTCCTTTTAAAGACACAGTACAAGGTGGAGTATTTGATGTAAACAAAACCACAAATGAAGCTTTAAAGGATGACTTAATTTCTTTGCTAACCACAAAAAGAGGTCATAGGGTCATGAGAAACAATTTATACTCTCCTGTTTATGACTATTTAATGGAGCCATTAGATGATTTTTCTAAAAAGCAACTTAAATTAGAAATAGAAGAAAAAGTAGAAGAGTTTATACCTCAAGTTACAATAGAAAATATAACCTTTTCTGAAGATACTTCAGAAACTGATAGAAATTTTTTATCAATAAAAATATTTTTTAAGATACAAAGTTTTTACGAACTAAAAGATTCAATAACACTAAATATTCCAAGAGATAATAATATATCAGAATAATTAAAAAAATAATAAAGATATGCCAGAAATAAAGAAACAAAATTATTTGAATAGAGATTTTGATACTATATCAGCAGATATAGAAAAAATACTAAAAGTATATTTCCCAGAAGAGTGGCAAGACTTTAATGTAAGTAGTGCTGGTATGGCTTTAGTTGATTTACTAGCATATGTTTCTGATTTATTATCTTATTATACAGACAAAAGGTTTAATGAACTTTTCTTAGATGGAGTAAGTGAACCAAGCTCTGCATATAGGTTAGCAAAAACTTTAGGATATAAAGTTCCTGGAAGAAAAGGTGCTTCCACCCTAGTAGATGTAGTTGTTAGAGTTCCTGCCATAAGTACAGGTCCTGACGAACAGTATTTACCTCTTTATAGACCTGGTATGCGTATTGAAGGTGGAGGTCAAAGTTTTGAGACAGAATTTGAAATAGATTTTTCTTCAGACTTTTCACAAACTGGTGTTGCAAACAGAACTGTTGAGCCAGTTTTTGATGCTTCTCAAAATATATTAGAATATAAAATTACTAAAAGAGAATTTTGTGTTGCTGGTACTACAACTATTCTTAGAAAAGTTATAACAGAAGAAGATTCTAATACTGCTTTTTTAGAAGTAAATTTACCAGAAACTAATGTAATAGAAGTTGTAGATGTAATTGCATACCCTACAACTGATTCAACTTTTAATCCTACATACACTGATTATCAAGATTTTGATATTAAATATTATGAAGTAGAACATTTAGCAGATAATAAAATATTTACTGATGAAAACTCTTTAAATTCTTTTGCTAGTTGGATTGAAGTTAATAGAAGGTTTACTAAAGATTTCGCTCCAGATGGAAGTTGTACACTAACTTTTGGCTCAGGAACTCCTAATGTTGATGCTTATGCTGAGTATTTGCAAAATTTAACTGTTACAAATGCAGGAGAAATAAATTATAAAAAAATGTTTAACAATACTTCTTTAGGCTCTAAACTACCAGCTGACCATACTTTATTTGTAAAATATAGAATTGGAGGTGGAGAGTCAACAAATATAGGAAGTAGAGTTTTAGGTTCTGTATCAAATATAGACGCTTTAATATTAGGTGTAGATGCACAAAAAAATGATGCTGTTTTATCTTCTACTAGAGCCACTAATATAATACCAGCCTTAGGAGGTAAAGGACTTCCTAGCGTTCAAGAAATAAGATATGGAGCATCAAGTAATTTTGCAGCTCAAGAGAGATGTATAACATTAGAAGATTATATGTCTAGAGTTAAACAAATGCCTGGTAAATATGGAGTTCCATTTAGAGTTGGTGGAAGAGTGAATGATAACAAAATCCAATTATACATAATATCTAAAGATGCTAATGGTAAATTGACTGAAGATTCTACCAGCGTTCTTAAAAATAACATTGTTGAATATCTTTCTAGGTATAGGTCAATAAATGACTTTGTTGAAATTAATGGAGCAAAAGTTATTAACTTAATGTTTGAAATAGATTTGTTAACAGATAAAAGTTATAATGCAAACGAAATTAGATTAGAAGCTTTAGAAAGTATGAAAAAGTACTTTAATGTTGATGATTGGGAGATGAACCAACCTATTTATATATCTCAATTAACAGATAATATTAGAGAAATACCTGGTGTAATAAACGTTGTAGATATTAAAGCTTATAATGTAGATGGTGGAAGATACTCTTCTACTTTAATTTCTCAAGCGAATGGTCCTACTGAGTTTTTAAATAATAATGCAGCTTTAAATGGTAATACAAATAACTCTGGGGCTAGGAGAACTTTAATAAACTATATAGATAACTCTATATTGTCAACTCCTTTGTCTATGTTTGAAATTAGATATCCTGATACAGATATATTAGTTAGAACTAGTTAGTCCTAACAGAATTCGAAAGTATTTCAGCCATTTTACTAGGTTCTTGATAAGCTTTTAAATCAGCTACATAATCTACTTCATCAAATTCAGGAGATACAGGGTTTTGAGGCTGATGTATATGGTTTAGGCAAAATCTTATTATTATTTGTAATAACTTTTCTAACTCGTCTCCCAAGACTAAAGGGTGTAATTTTTTTGCTTGTTCTCCATAAACTTCTAGTCTGGTATTTGTGTCAATCTCTATGTTTTTAAAGACAGAATTATTTTCTAAATTTCCATTTTCATCTAATCTTCTATTTTTAGCTGCTTGAACATCTGAAGATATTAAATTTATATTAGAAGCAACAATATTAGTTTGAGAAAAATTTTGTACATTATCTGCTAAATCAAAAGGTGAACCTGGCAAAACTGTACTACCTTGTCTTAACTGAATAAAACATTTAGTTTCCTCATTTCTTTCAAAAGTAGAAGAACCTTCTTGTATAGAACCAGCTCTTATTAAGACTTCTCTAGATTTAAATATAATATCAGAATCTTCTTTTCCTTTTATGTATATATACTTTTCATTATTGTCTACAATAGAAGAATTTCCAGCCTGAGCTTTATTTTTTTCTAAAAAACTTAATTTGTTAAATAATTTTATTGCAGAAGATGGTGTTTCGCTTTTTGTTGTTGGGTTTTTAACGCTTCTTATTGGCCCTATATAGTATCTATCATTATCTGGTTTTGACGGATTTGCAAATAATATATATACCATTTCTCCTGGTTCTGGTACTGAACTAAAAAAGTCTGGTATAAGTGGGAAAGCAACTATTCCTCTTCCACTTGTTGCTTCTGGATTGTCTTTGTCTTTTCCTCCGTCTATTATATTTCCATTTTCGTCTTTATCTATTATTTTTACAGTAATTCTTCCCATTTTTGAGGCGTCAGAATTGTCCAAAACTTCTGCATAGTATATTATTTTATTCTTTGTAGTTTGAGAATCACTTGCAGTTGCAACTTGTTGTTGTACGGAATGTGTTATATATTTCGATAGAGCGTCAGGTAACATATTACTTATTGTCTTTTATTTCACTAACTAATTGATAATATTTTTTTTCTAGTAAATCTATTTCATCTAAAATAGAATCTACATATTTCTTTTTTTCATTAAATTCATCAACTACATTTTGTAACTCTCTTAATAGCTGAGTCTTTGATTTTTTGACCGTTTCTTCCATAATAAATTAATTAAGTAGCAACTGCGTTTCCGCCTTGAGGCAAAGGATTAGAGCCTACTGATGCTACTGGCCCTCCTGCATTTCCTCCATTAGATTGTACAATCATACCTGAATTAACTGCTATATCTATTCTCATATCAGATTGTATTGAGTCAACTATTTCTTCTGTCATTATTTTAGTATACTCTTCCATAACGTTTGTACCACCCCCAGGAAGAGGTCCGCTTGGTATTCCTGCCTTTTGAAATCTAGATATTATGTTGGAAGATATAGAATCACTGTCTAGTCCAGGTCTAGCATCTGATAAAAGTATTTCAAACAAGCTTAATTTAGGTATTCTAACTCTATCAAATTCAAAAAGAAATAATACAAAGTTAGCAAGAGCTTCAGATTTTTGTAATTTTTTATTTGGCTTAATACATCCCATATTTATAAATATATCTTAATATTTTTTAATTAGTTCTATTCTGATTTGCTAAATTAAATATATCTTGAATTCCACTAGAATTAAAGGCATTTTGAAATGCAACAGCTTTTGAAGCCGAACTAGCCGCTCCTTCAACAAATTCTAAAGCTTTAAATCTTTCTAAAAGTCTCTTTCTTAATTTTAATATTTTTTCTTGAGCTTTTTGTTGTATTATTCTTTTAATTTTAATTTTTAATTCAGCTAAAAGCCTTTCTAATATCATTGATAAAACTAAAGCATAAAGAGAGTCTATTAAACTTTGAGAAAATGCAGACTTCTTTTTAAACTCTTCTTCATCTCCACTTTTACAAGCATTATTTATATCACAAGGACTAGACAAAAATTCAGAAGGATTAGTTATGGCATCTTGACCAGTTTTAGAAAGCTCTACATTAATAATATTAAATACAGTTTCTATTTCAGGACTTACAGAAAATGCAACGCTAACATATTGTAGTATTTTTTCTATTAATATTTGAAAGAAACTTCTTTTAACTTGATTTCCGTCTTGAGCGTTTCTCTGAGCTTGAACTTCGTTTTGTATAAAATTTGAAAGCAAAGTGAAAGAGGTTGCTGGGTTTGGTCTGTCTGCTTCTGATACTCCTAATACTTCTGCAGATTCTAAATCAAATTCCTCTATAAAGTTTTCTGGTAAAGATATTTCTACTTTTTGACAAGATATTATTAATTCAATTTTTCCTTTTTTTAACTGTTCTTTTAACTCTATTCTATTAAATTCTAAATCTTTATCAGTTTGACTAGGATTGTTTGTTACAGAAAACATAGCTTCTCCACAAGCTGCAGAATTTAATAGTTTATCTTGTATTTCTGGGTCTTCGCTCATTAGTTCTTTAGGTCCAAATAACATAGTTGTTATTTGTCTAACCAATTCTCTTTTTCCTATAATTAATTCTGGTAAAAGATATTTGTTTAAGTATTGAATATTAGTTAAACCTATATCTGCAGGATTAAAACTAAGGTCTACTATTGCATCTAATGAATTTTGTAAATCTGCTACTATACTTGAAGTTATTGCACTAAACTGAAATCCTGAAGGAACGTCTAAACTACCAACTGGTATGTTATCTAGAGAATCTGACTCTTCATTAGTAGGCTCTCCTATTACTGGAATCTGTACTTCGTTACCATTTTCATCTACTATTGTCTGTTGAGTTATAGTACTTCCTTCTGCTGGGTATTGTATTCCATTTTTTTCAAAACCAACACTATGACTAAATCGTAAGCTGTTGTAAGCTTCGGCAACAGTTGCACTATCAGATGTTGTGCTTGCTGTAAATGATGGTAAGCCTACATTGTTATCTACTTTAAATATAACACTTTTGGCAGATGCAGGATATTGTTTTGTTAAACCAGTATTTTCATCTATAATAATATTTGCACCATTTGAAACTAAATTTTCTTCAAAACTATCTACCTCGGATTCTATGTCTGACAAATAATACACGGCATCGTCTGGATTTATAGTGAACAATTTTTCAAATGTAGGTAAGTTAGGATTGTTATTTTCAACTTTAAGGTTTACAGTTAAACTCTCGTCATTTTCGTTAGACTCAATAGCATTAAAATAAATGTCTGCTTGTTCTTCAGTGTTAATTACTTTAGGAACTAATGTATTTCCTCCTATTTCTCTTGTAAAAAAATATTCTAAAGGCTCTCCTACTACAGTATAAGTGTAAGCCACTGTATCCGTTTTTGGATATACTATTCCATTGTCTGGTGTGAATCCTTTTTGTTGTGCTTCTTCTTGAAGTTGAGATTCAAATTGTGGTATGGTTCTGTATCCTAAAGGACCTTCTAAAGTTGTGTATCTAGTAAATGGAGGATAATCATCTGATTCTTCTCCGTTTACTAATGGAAAAACATAAGTTTCTATCTCTAAACCAAGCGGACCATCTACAATGTCTGAGTTGTAGCTATAAGTAAATACAGTAGAAGCAGAAACAGTACCTCCAGACATTAAATTATCAACGTCTTCATTTGTTTTTTCTTGTTCTTCAGGATTTGTTTCTACCCCTTCTGTTGAGCTTGTTGAGCCTGTTGACCCTGTTGCTTCAAATATAATTTTTTCTTCTAGTTCAAAATTTAATAGATTGTCTTTACCTCCTACTACTGTAAATAAAGGTTTTAAACTATCTTCATAAGCTTCTCCAAAATAAGATGCAGAAA